GCCGTTCATGTCGTCCACGTTACCGCTACCACGACTTGATACGCCGAGTTTGACACCACTCTCCAACATAGTAGCAACTAGTTGCCCCATTGGAGTTGGTAATATCTTTAACTTGCCGAACCCGTTAGCGCCGTCCATCCACATTGTAGTTATCATATGTGATACACGGTCTAGGTTGATCTTTAAGTCATCTGGGTGATCTACTTCACCTAACACAGAATGACCTTCTGTAATCTGTTCGTTTAATGTTTGTACAGCGGATTCGATTTCGGAAACGGGGTAAACACGCTCGTTTGCGTTTTTTACCCCGCCCTGAATGAAGATACCTTTCATATAAAGGTTCTTCTTATCGCCTTCACTTACACTTTCAACAACCATGCTTGCGCGGTCGAAAGTTAAGTGCTCCTTGAGATACAAAGCCATTCTCTCAGATTCCTTATAGTTTACGTTTTACTGGCTTACGTGATTCAATAACGCTTTTAGTGTTAGAACCGTTATCACCTGCTTTTGGCTTTGGTGCTGATTCTAAATCTGCATTGTTTTGTGCTGGAGCATTCTTCCAGTTGTTAGCGTTCTTTACACTTGTCTCACCTTTTGAGTAGAAGTTACTAGGTCCTTTAGGACTTGTAGGAACTGACTCGCTAGCACCACTGAACTTTACTGGACGACTGTCCATTCCAGCTTGTCCACTATTTTGTAAACTTGTACTTTTTGTGTTTTGACCATTGTCACCATGAGTTACGGAAACTTTCTTTAGTGTGATTGCTTCCATCATAGCAGCTTCTTCATCGCCTGCTGCCATTTCTTCATCACCCATAGCCATTTCTTCGTCACCCATAGCCATTTCTTCGTCGCCCATAGCTTCTTCGTCATCGGCGTTGCCCATGATTTGTTCAAATTCAGCCATCAACTGGTCTAATTTATCTTCGATGCTTACTAAACGATCTTCACTTCCGTCACCTTCCATGTCATCGTCGGATTCGATATCAACGATATCGTCATCACCTTCGTCATCAAAATCAATTTCTTCATCTTCTTCTTCGGTCATGCCTTCTTCTTCGGCACTGATTTCGTCCATCATCTGGCCTACTTGACCGCCTGGATTCATTCCTTCATCCATTTCATCGTTCATTATATCTTCATAGATTTCGCGGCTTTTTTCAACTACGATATCATGGAATAATGCACGGGCTTGTTCTTCATTCTCATTAATAATTAAATCAATAAGTGTTTCAAATTTTTTGTGGTCCATTGTTTTTCTCCTATATAGAAATGGCTTTGTATTATACTTATGCTGTATAACTAAAAAATGCTCAATAAGATAGCATTTTTTACATTTTTAGGAGAGATATAGAGATTTTATACAGTTGGTGCGCCGGCTTCGGGCTTAACACCATATTGTTCGTGTACTTTTTTGATATACTTTGCTTTTTCAAAATTACGAACATCTAACATTTTTCTAAGTTTGCGTATCTGTCTTAGAGTTAGTTTTGTCTTACGACTTTCTTTCCACTTTGGTTTACTGTTGTCCGCTTCGGTATCTTGGTAACCTTCTACGGCGGGATTAAACATTTCCATGAGTCTCATAGTATGTATTTATCTTACATTGCATTACCGGCTGGAGCAGGCATTCCACCAGGGGTGTTTCCAGCATCGGTTACAGGACCTGCTACTTCTGGTCCACCTGCTTCTGCTCCCTCTTCTGGAGCATTTTCAATACTATCTGCTGTCTCTAAGTCACTATCTATGTCACCTGCACTAACGCCAATATTACGTAAATCACTACTTGATGGTTCGACATCATCTTCTTTGCCGTTTTCTTCACGCCACATTTTCTCATTCTTATTGATTTCTTCTTCACTTAAGCCCAAGAATCTTTCTAATGCAAAACGTTTACTCATATATGGAAATGCTTCCATAGCTTGGAATGTGCTAACACGAGCGGTATCTAACTCACTTTGACGATAAGCAGCAAAGTTTTGTGGTGGATTAAACTCTAATGTAAACAATCCACTATCAATGTTAAAGCCTCTCCAACGCAAGAATAACTTAAATTCTTCATCTAATTTAAGGCTCATATACTTCTGTAAACGTTCACAATATTGATTGAAACGAAACTCTTGAATCATTGCTGTACCAACACGGCCGTCACTTAATGGTGTAGTATTGTCATCAGGACCAGTGGGTAAATATGAACTTGGAACACGTAAACCACGTGCTAATCTATTATTAAAATACTTCAAGTCATCAATTTCACCAAGATTTTGTCCACCGGGCAATACTTCAACACTACTTCCTCTACCATCAGCAGTGACTGGGAAGAAGTAATCTTCGTTCATTGATAATGGATTGTATGTTGCGTCAACTATTGCTGAACCACCATGAACTGATGGAATACGTCTTTGATGTATCTCATTCTTAATACGTTCAACAAAAGCCATAGCCAAATGACTTGGCATGTTACCAACATCAATCTTAAACATTCTACGTTCTGGCGCACGTTGTACACGATAGATAAGAACCGCATCTTCTAGTAATTCCTTTTGTTTATAAACTTTGAAAATGTTCTCTAAGATACTTTGACCAAAGGGCCAAAAGCGATCTAGTCCTTCAGTTAAACTCAAATGAACAATGTGTTTAGCATCAATTGCTGATTCACTTTGACCCAATGTGAAACGGCTACCTGTAGTGTTGTAGGGCATACTTGGAACAGTATATCCACCGCCTCCACCACCACCTGAGCCGCCGCCAGTACCACCTAAACCAGTTGCCGGATTAGCAGCAAAGTCTGAATTAGTTTTCTGTGCTACAGTAAGATTCTGTAAGTTAATGTTAATATCTTTGATAACATATTGTTCTGGCTTCTTGCCTTCGCTTTCGTTAACAATAACTTTAATAACTTTAGTATTATCAATCCAGTATAGTTTGAAGTTTTCGGGATCACGCACAAAAACTTGATCACCATACTTGATTGTATTACGGAAGATTTTAAAAGTTCTTGTACTAAATTCGTTTAATTTACACCATTGTTGTAATTGTGTTTTAAGCAATTCTACTTCGTGAGGGGTTGGATCCTCAGTAAATTGTAAATTAAATGGGGTATCGTTATGTTCGTTTTTCTGTGTACTAAATTCACTAATGATATCTAAACATGCGTTAATTTCAGCATCAACGTCCATCATTTCATATTGATTATATCGTTCAATACGATTTGGATGACCTGTATAGACTTCTGGAAGTCTAGACATATAGTTTTTATAACCCATTTCTGTATTATTCCAGCCTCCTGTTTCAGAGCCGTTTTGTCCTGGGCTACCGTTCCATGCGCCGGTATTACTATTTCCGCCACCAATTGGACTGGAAATACCACTTTTATTCGTGAAACGTTTTTTGTAGGTCATAATATTATGTAGTATTTAGCGTTAAGCCAGAGAATACTTTATTAATTTATCAGTTAAATTATTTCCATCTTTCAATGTATTAATCATATCATTGAATTTATTTTCCATTAAATCATGTAGACTCATTAATATATCGCTATCATTAGATTGATTTGTTGAAGCTGCCGGCGCCGCTGAAGTTTTTGCTAGTTGTTCCAATATACTATTGGGTGACAATGGGGTTATTATTTCATTACCATGTAATGTAGCTGGATAGCCTGACATTGGTCCCTGAGTTATACCACCCATTGCTGCTGAAATTTTAGTTGTTCTATCTGCATCTAATGCTGCACCTACTGCTTCAGGTGGATTGTGTGCTTTGTTACCACCAACACCAGCATAGTATGATTGCCCACGCTCCTGTGCTTTACCAGCCGGATAAGGTACACCAACACTAGCAAATTCCTTAGCCATATCTAATATAGCAGCATCTCTATCATTACTTTGACCGGACAGATAAGCAGCAACATTTCGTCTAGTTTGTTTAATTATACCTTCATTAAATAATAAATCTTGAGTAGCACTATCTAAAAATGTTTTTTCAGGATCTAATTTTAATTTCTTTACTAGGCCGGCCATAGTATCAGGAATAATTTGATATTTGCCCATAGCAAAAATTTTGTCTGGATCACCTGATTTTAGACGACCATGCTCAAGATATTCAGCAATTGTCATTTTACTAAAATCTATAGGTTTATCTGAACCTATCATTTTATTACCGACAGTTCCTCTGTTATAAGCATTATACCCTGCTGCACCACTTTCAAACTTAGTTATATTTGCAGCTAATGCACCACCGCTCATGTTTGCATATTTTTCTAATTCAGCATTAGCGGCTGCTACTCCTTGAACTCCTCGACCAGCATTACCTGCTTCCATTGCGCCGCCATAAACACCCCGACCACTACCACCTTGTACTACTGGTGCGGGTGCGCCTCCTTGTCCTCCTCGACCACCGCCGCCGCCGCCTCCACCGCCACCGCTACTCCCGCCGCCACCGCTAGGTGCTGCTGCTTTGGCACCACCGCCGCCGCCTCCTCCGCCAAACGCACTAGTAACTCCTCCCCAAGCACTTGATGCTGCACCCGCAACTGATGATGCTGCACCTTTAACTGTATCTACTGCTTTACCGCCTACTTCTTTGGCTTTGTCTATAGCAGCACCTGCGTTAGGAATCATGTTTATTAAATTCTTAATTGCTGTAATCATACCATTTACAACATCTTGAAGTGATTTACCAAAATCTTTTCCAATTTTATCGAACGTTGCACTAATTTCAGAAGTCATACTCTTAGTATTGGTCCACATATCGTCAAAGGCTTTTTTAGTTATTTCCCAATTTTTCTGATCTTGTTCACCACCAATGCCATATTTGTCCCACCATGGTGCAAATTCTTTCCCAGCACTATCCCACATGTTGTTAAACAATTCTTTGGTGATTCTCCAATTTTCTTGATCTTGTTCTCCGCCGGGCCCATATTTTGCCCACCAACCTTCGCCAAACATACTATCTGCAACATTACCTACCCACTTATCAACCCCTTTTATAAAACTAGATACACTTTCACCAAATTTTGAAATAATGTTAGCTTGATCGTCTGCACCTGGATACTTTAATGTACCTTCTCTAAGCCCTTTGTCTGTTTTTAACATTGTTTCTTGCTGCGCTATACGGGCCTTTGTAGCTGCTTCGGCGTCCGCCGCCGGCTTACGTTGTGACGCAGCATATTCTTCAGGTGTCATTGAACCTTTTGATGCGGCTTCTTTTATTTTATCTTGTGATTTACTAAGGTCAATGAGAGTACCTAATTCACCTTCACCCATCGTTTGACCTGCTATACCACCAGTAAGTTTAGTAGTACCTAAATATTGTTTATTTTGTGTCATTAAGCCTGAAACAGCAGCTTGAGTTCTATCTACATTACTTCCTTTACCAGACTTTATCATTTCAAGAGTGCCGCCGGCACCACTCATAGCTTGATATATTCTAGCAGTTTCAGCGTCAACTGGACCACCTCCTGCTGCTGATAATTTTGCAAGAGCGCCACCTTCAGCTTTTAATCCTGCAGCCATTAATGCGCTAGCTGTTTCATACGCACGAGTCAATTCTGCAAGTTTATCAGTATCATTTGCCTCTTCAGCTTCAAGCATTGCGGCACGTAATTGATTCATTGACAATATAGCTTTTCTAGCATCTTCCTGTTCTTTTCTTGATGCTCCGGTTAACACTGCCATTTTGTCAAGTTCTAGTACATAATTTGCTGCTGCTTTTGCTTGGTCTCCGCTAGCTTTCATACCTGTTTTAGATTGCTGAGACATAAATTGAGCCATATGAGCCATTTGATCTTCTTGATTAATGCCCATTGCTCGCAACTGACCGCCCAATTCTGAGTTTATTAATTTTCCTGCATTTTCCGCAAATTGTTTGGCTCCGTCTACTGCTCCGGCACCAAACAACTTCATGTCTTTACGATTTTCTTGTAATACTTTGTTTAGTTTTTCGAATTGACTTACAGTAACACCTACTTTTTGCAAGTCATCAAACACTCCTTGTAAGCCACGTGAACCCACTAATGAAACATCAGCTAATTTTTCATAACCTTCATACAAAGCCTTATTTTGTTTACCTAGGTCTTCATCACGTTTCTTTTGAAGTTCTATTGATTTTTTTATTTGTTCTTGTTCACGACCTTTAAACCAAAGAAAAATACCTGCAGCCGCAGTTATTGCACCAATTAAAAGCCCAATTGGGCCAGAGGCAGCAGTCATAACTATCGAAAATAATCTAGCCGCACCTCCTGCCATTGAAATAGCTGCTGAGCCGGCAACAGCAGCGCCACCCAGCATAGCCATATCTATACCTAAACCTTTCATGGATTCGCCTAAATTGCCATGTGCATCTGCTTCAGCCTGCATCTGTTCGCGGCGTAAAATACCCATAGAAACTTCATCATTTGCGCCTGCAAGCATTGCATCTTCATATGCAATCATGCCCTTATAAGTAGCATCGATACCACCAATTATTTTGTCAAATGCAAATTTTAATGCCATACCTCCCAACTTTTTTGGCAGATCCAGTAATGAATTAGCTGAACCAAGTATTGCTTCTTCGTGTTTTTTCATTGCTGCTTCTTGCCGCTGAGCCATATTTAATTTTAGCTGGTCAGCTTGATTCATTTTAACAGATAAATCTACAAGTTTACCGTTTTCATTTATAACCTTATTCATGCTTGCTAGTTGTTGGTCTAACATAGCAGCGGAGCGCATTCTAGCTAATTCTTCCTCTTGTTGCGCTTTGGTCAATGATTTGAAGCCTGCTTGAGTTGCTTCTAATATTTTAATAGTTTCTTCATCTGATTTTTGACGTTTTTTTGCTAACTCCTCAGACTTTTTAAGGGTTATATATTCAGCGTCTTTAACACCAACAGTTTTCTTTACTATTAACCCCAACTTATCAAATTCTTGTTGAACCGTTCGGCTAATTTTAAGTGAATCTTGTTCATGTTCAGTGGCAAGGTCTGTCTCATCACCAAATCTACCCAATGCTTCCGCGGCTGTGCCCGCATTGACACCCAATGCTTCAAGCATTTTTTCCAGTTTTTCTACGTCAATATTGATTTCACCAGCCATTTAATTTTTATCCATATTTTTAACTATAAATAGTTCACATGTATTTAGTGTTTACAAAATACACATTTTGGAGAATTATTAATGAACAACCCCCTAAGACAGTATTTTCGCAGAGCAGCATTGCATTTAACCTTACCTAGCAGAGGTCAATTTTATCCTGAAGGAGCAATAGATATGCCCGAAACTGGAGAACTTCCCGTTTACCCGATGACGGCTATAGATGAAATTACTGGTAAAACGCCAGATGCATTATTTAACGGAAGTGCAGTTGTTGATATTATTAAAAGTTGTGTTCCGGCCATAAAAGACCCTTGGGCAATTCCTAGCATGGATTTAGATGCTATATTAATTGCCATACGTTCAGCAACCAATGGCAATGATTTGGGTATTTTTTCAACTTGCCCTTCATGCGAAAACGAAGGTGAGTATAAAGTAAATTTATCGTATTTACTAACTACGATAAAATCTGACGATTATAATAATATATTACATGTTGGTGAATTACAAGTAAAATTTAAACCTCTTTCATATAAAGAAGTAAATAACGGCAACATGGGCCAATTGTTAATGCAACGTCAGATTAGAGAAATGCAAGCTATGGATGATGCAGATGAAGAATCTAGAAATAAAAGATCCAGCGAACTTATGAAAGCTATACAAAAAATAAATTCTGAGTTAATTTGCAATACGGTTGAATCAATTAGTGTAGAGTCAACTGTAGTAACAAATAGAGAGCATATAACAGAATTTATAGAAAAATGTGATAGAAATACATATGAAGCTATCAGGACACATGTATCTACAATTAGAACAAATTCAACAATAAAGCCACAACAAATTAAATGTGTTAATTGTTCACATGAATACAATCAAGAATTAGCACTTAATATATCAGATTTTTTCGGATAAGGCTTCTATCCCTACCCCCTGAAGGGGTTCAGAAGCTATTAGACCAAATGGAAAAAGATATAAAAGAAATTAAGAATACTGCTTTGAAGTTTTCTTGGTATATGAGGGGAGGGGTATCCTATGAGGATGTTCTTAACATGTCCGATGATGAAAGAATTATGATTAGTAAGATAATAGAAGATAACTTAGAAACAACTAAGAAATCACAACTGCCATTCTTCTAATCCGTAATTATTCATTTATCTAATATTGGATTGTTCATTAAGAGATGAACTTCGTTCATCTAAGCCCTCACTTCGTTCGGTCTTATTTTTCTACAATTCTGTAGTCTTAAAAACTTTTATTTGATTAGGGATATATTGCCGCTTTGAAGCCATGGTAGTGCAAATTTGCACTACCAATGGAAACTTGCCATGCCCGTCATCCTTTGCCATCTATTCCCCGTATAATTACCTATTTCTGATATTATACGCAACCGGTTGTCCTGTAGTGTTTTTGGGACTGTAGTGAAGCTACCAATGTCTTTCAATTGATTCTTCGACAACGCATGTTCTATATCTGCAAGATAGAGTTAGATATAGACTCATTGAAGGTTCGCTTTGACGATTGCCTTCTCGGTTTTCCTTATCATTACTGATAAGCATACTCCAGATCCGTCAGCACAGCACTATCTGTACAAACTCAAGGAGGACTCACAACTGAGCCAACTAATTTTTAAACGTTTTAAACGTCAATAGTTAAGATTGTATTTTGTTTTGACTTGGTGTCTGTTGAACAATATGATTTTAATATTGGTATATTATGTAAGAAGAAACTATCAAATTCGAAAATCATCCAGTCTCCGTGTTTTTGAGAGGTGTAATAAGTGAAATTATCCGCAACCCATGTTAGTTTGCTTTGTACACAAACATATCTACCTTTACGATTAAACTTCAGAAAAAGAATGTTTACATCGTCTGGATCAGCAACATCCATTAGTTGCGCTAGCCAACCATCTAATACTTTACACTCTCCAGTAAGTATCAAATGAAAGGGAAAATCTGCATAGCTTTTTGCTTCGGCGTTAAATTTATTCCAAGTATCAGGGGGGATTATATCACCCTTAAAGGACTTGATTTGATTTTCAGTAAGATGCTCTTTTCGGTGCGTATTAGTACCGCCTATATATGCACCACTATGCGCTGCCCTCACAAATGAATCACCATACGTAGTTGACAAAAAAGTTGCGAGTTCACGCTCAAAGGAGTTACCTTTATTTTTACTTTTTGATCCACTCATTTAATGCTTCCTTGTATAGTTCAATTTCATTGTGTATTCTACTTATCAGTTCATGATGGCAATTCAATTTTTTAGATAATTCTGTATACATTCCTCGGGTATATTCTTTTTGTTCTAGTTCTCTTATAATCTCAACTTTTAGTTCCGGATTAGTTCTACGAATACTAGCCAAAACATATTTTCTTTTGGATTCGGTTGACCTAATTTTTCCTCTAAGTTGATCTACTCTACTCTCAATATGTTCTTTAGTTTGTTTAACTCCGATTCTTTGAGAAGACCAAAGTTTTTTTGTATCTTCAGAAAATATATGTCCCGTGCTACCATTTTCTCCCCCGTCAGCGTAGTTTGTTAATAATCCATTGCCTTTTATAATTCTTCCATATTGTTCAATTAATTGTTTTTCTTGATTCAACGCATCAGTTTCAGTAGGATGCTCTCCTACTATTTTTAATTCAGGTTCAAGTCCAACTGCTCTTATTTCTTTCAAAAATTTCTTTTTCAAGGCATTAGCCCCGGCATTTACATTCAATGTCGCTTTCAATCGTCTTTTATTGCCCTTGCCCACATAAAATGGGTTACCGTTTCTAGTATCATACAAAATATAAACAAACCACATAATTCACCTTATAAAACTTATACATTTATTTATCATTTGTGTAAGTTTTATACAGAATTATGATGTCTCTGTGGAAGTACTGTATTGTGTAAATCCATTTTCTTTGATAACTTTCAATACATTTGGTACTCGTCCAGCTAATTCTTCTCTATGACTGACAAGCCAAATAGATTTTTGTCTACGACGGCTCATGTCTTTGAGAATAGCAATAGCGTTTTCAACACCCATAGTGTCTAACCCGCTATCAATCAATTCATCAATAAACAATGTATTGATTGGGCTATATAGGTTCTCCCATACATCACGGAACGCAAAACTCAATCCTAGAATCAATCGATTACGTTCTCCGCGACTTAAATTGTCAAAATCAAGTTCTCTACCCAATTCTGTAATCTCAACTTGTAAATCATTTTTAAATATTACTTGATGCGGCAATCCAATCTTATCTAAGTAATGTGTCAATCTACCATTCAAATATGATAAATTTTGGTCAATAATCTTTTTACGAACAAAACTATCCTTACTGGTTAGTATATCAAGCAAGAACTTCTGATGTTCCATTGTACGTGTCAATTGATTAATTTTATCAAAGTTAATCTCTTGTAGTGCTTGGTTCTCCATCTCAGTAATTTGCTCACCATAAGGATCAACCTCATTACCTTTTCTTTCAATATCTTTAATAAGATTATCAAGTTGGCTACTATGTTTGATTGCTTGTGCTTCAGTATCATAATGCGTTACTGGCATTGTGCCTAACATACCCAAGTCTTTTAATGCTTGGGTGTGTTCTAAGAATTGTTTATTAGTAACTAATGCTTGAAATGCTGCTTCATGTAATGCTTTTATTTTTTCATCCAATACACTTTCGTGTTTTTGATCATGGAATTCTTGTCCACAGGCATAGCATTTGTGGTCACGCAAATCGGTAATTTCTTTTGTAAGTTTTGTAACTAATTTTTCTTCTTTGGCTTCATCAGCTACACACCGAGCAACTAGTTTGTTGAGGTCATCAATAGACTTACGCTTTTCATTATATGCTGTTAAATCTTGATGAGCCTGCAATTCCGCTGCTATGTCAATAGTAATTAATCTTTGATAATCAATAGCAAGTTTCTCTAAGTCCTCATCGTGCTTCATCTTCCACAATTTCTGTCTACGTTTAGTAGAATCAATTTGTTCTTTCACACGTTTGTTGGCTTCTTCAATTGCTTTGACTTTGAATTCTTCTTGCTGAATATCATCTTTGCTATCTTTAACCAATCCTTTAATCACTTCTGCTTTTTCTGAAAGCAATGTGATACCCAATAGTTGTTCAATGATATCACGTTGTTCATTGTTTTTTAATGCTAGAAATGGTTCGGAGTAAGTGTTGAGTGCTACAATATGCTTAAACATATCTGAACTCATGTGTATCACCTTTTCAATGGCAACCTGTGTTTCTTTGTTCTCACCCTGTGCGTCATCCAAACCCTTTTGCAAATCACTATTTACATAGAAGCGTAGAATGTTTGGTTTACGCCCACGTTCAATTTTGTAATCGATTCCATTAACACTAAACTCTAGTGTTACCATCATGTTTTTAGCATTGGTACGATTGACTAGATTATCTTTGCGGATACTGTTAATGGGGACACCAAACAATGCATAACTCAATGCTTGAATGAGTGACGTTTTGCCCGTGCCATTACGAGCACCATCACCACCTAAGTCTAGATTTTCACCTAGAATAAGTGTTAGTTCTTGTCTGTCAAAGTTTACTGCTTGTGTTACTTGTCCGATTGATAAAAAATTTCGTAATGTAATATTCTTAAGTGTTATCATAGATTGTTATAAATTTCCAAGAGAATTCGTTTGTCAAAGCTATTGCTTTCAATGCTATTGATTTGGTCAATAATGATTTGGTCTACTGATTCAAACTTCAAATCACCCCTACCCTCTTGATCAACTTGGTCTACTTTCATTGGTATCAATGCCATCTCTCTTAGTTTATGTTCTGGGATTAATGTTTCACGTATGAAGTTAGCTTCCTCATATGAAATATCAATGTCAAGATGAACTCTAACATGACTGTCAGGCAATAGCAATCCCTTTGGATTTTCTAATATATCGCTTAACTTATGAACACGATACAATGGTTGTTTAGGCCAGCTATGAAAGATCGGGTCTTGCCCCCATTCCATTACCATCATACCACGAGCATCATCTTGTGCGTCGGCGTAATTATGGGGGAATGCATTACCTATATACCATACGTTTGCTTTGCTTTGTCGTTTATGAAAATGCCCACTAAAGACGTACTCAAAACTTTTCATATGATCGGTATTAATTTCGCCATGATCAGGCATTTCAACCATAGCATTCATATAGAATCGTGGCAATTCAAAATGCCCAAACATATATTTGCCACTTAGTTTCTGAACCTTTTTGTAGTCATCCTGTACAAGCCAGGGTGCAATGACTACATCTCCTTTGGAGTAGAAGTCGTTGACGATTTGTACGTTTGGTAGATGTTTAGCCCACTCAACACTATGAATGTCCCTGCGGTCACGATAATAAAGGTCATGATTGCCCGGTATAAAATATACCCTATCAAAATTGTCATTTAGTTTCTCCAATGCTTGTAATCCAAACTGTAGTGTGTGGATATTGATACTTGCTCTGTGATGATTCCAGTCACCTAAAAAGAAACAAGTTTCACAATTTTCTTCTTTGGCTTTAGAAATGAACCAATCAATGAAATTGGAACAGTCTTGATTATGTTGCAAGCTATTTGACTTCAATCCAAAATGAATGTCAGTTAGGCAAGCAGCTTTTTTAAAAAGGTTAGTCATTCTTATATTGTATAATAAATGATGCTGCCGTAGCAACATCATTGGACAAATTATTCTTCGTAAACCACAGAACTCATACCAGCGCCCAGACCCTGACGAGTCCAACTTGGGTTAAGTCCATTAATCTCTAATATATCATCACGTATGTTTTGATTACGCTTTTCCGTATTCAGTACACGACAGAAACTATTTGTAATTGCTGCGGTATAGTATGCGAACGGATTAGCACTTTTGGCTTCATTGAATCGTAGTCCAACATAGGTAAGTTGAAGAATGGCACTGTTACGCATCTCATCATTGTATGTATATCCACGCCAATTATATTTCATGGCATATTTTTCACACATCATAATATACATACGGGCGAGTTTGTTTGTTACTTGTCCATGATCCTTGCTGAATTCTCCGGTTGCTAGATCACCTCTCCAATGACTTTTACCTACGCAATAAAAAGTATTATTTTTGTCAATTTTATAATGTTGGAATGGGGGAAAGTTTACTTTGACATGAACCATGTCATCTACTTCAGCTTTAGTGGTTACATCTTCTAAATCAGCAAAGATTTCATCTGGATCAACTTCTTCAAATTCAAAGATATCTTTTGCTGTTTTCTTTTTAACTGTTTTGCGGGGGACTTTTGGTGCTACTGGAACATGATCCCAATTCATTACACGGAAAACTAGATCGGTTATTTCTATAGAATCTGGGCTAATTGAGTCTTTTGCCCCTGCTTCCAAACTTAATCTAGTGGCTCTAGTTTCTTTGGCTTGTTGAATAGTTTCGGGTTTAAATGCGTATTCTAAACTTTCATCAATTGGAGATTGGGGCATATCTACGATGAAATCATATCTATGATATTCTGGTTTAGCAAAATGACAGTATGCAGTTTTACTTTCATGTATCTCTTTTAAGATATCTTTGTTATTTAAATAATTGACGGGTTTTCTTGAGGGTAATGACATAGGTCTCCTTGAGTTATAGTTATGCTTGAGTGATTATAGCATAATGGTTGCAGAAAAGCAACAGATTTTGTGTAGAAAAGGTAAAAACAGAGCATTATATTTATGCTAAATATAAGATAAGGACAAGAATAATATGGCAACCACCCCAAACGCAGCACCCACTACAGCAAATGTAACCGCTACCGGGACCACGGCCACTACCTCAACAATTAATCTTACGGCTAACTCAGCCGCAACGTTAGCGGCTGCAAAGACTGCAATTACACAGGCTACTGGAAAGGCACCTGCTAATACTTTTGCAATAGGATCAACTACGAGTATTTCTCAACCGGTTCCCGGTGCAAAGTTTGTTCAAGGCTCAACAACTACTCCGGTATTAAATAAAGCGGTATCATCATCTACTCCTAAGCCCAATACCGGAATTTCTTCAATTTTTACGGCACAAAACATTTTAGGTGCTGGTGCTTTAGCAATTGGCGGATTGGCACTTTTTAAAGCAGCATCAAATGGTGTAAATTTAACACAATCTATCGTAAATAATTCGAATGTAGTCACCCCACCTAGTTCAACGACCAACGTAACAGATCCGGCTCAACGAGCGCAAGCAGCAGCAGCAATACCTTCTACTGGATCAACTAATAACGTTTCTGATCCGGCACAAAGGGCTATAGCAGCAGAACAAGCTGCTACGACTGTTGTTACACCAAACACCAATTCAACTAACAATGTACAAGATCCAGCACAACGAGCGCAAGTAGCAGACCAAACAGCAATTGACAATGCAAAAAATGTAAGCACGTTGCAAGATCCGTCACAGAGACAACAAGCTGCTATTACAAATGCAGACGCTACCTCTCCTACTCCAGTATCAACATTTAGTGATCCGGCACAAAGACAGCAAGCGTTATTGCCAGAACCAAATACTAATTCAACTAATAACGTATCAGATCCGGCTAGTAGGGCACAAGCCAATCAGATTGCCATAGTAAATGCAGATAACACCTCTCCTACTCCAGTATCAACATTTAGTGATCCGGCACAGAGAGCGCAGGCAGCAGATCAAGTAGCCATAGATCAAGCAGCAGCAACTAATAACGTATCTGATCCGGCTAGTAGAGCGCAAGCCAATCAAGTTTTGATTGAAAACGCAGATGCTACTGCACCCGCACAAGTATCTACGTTACAAGATCCAGCACAAAGAGCGCAGGTAGCAGATCAAATAGCTATAGATAAAGCGCAAAATATTAGCACCTTGCAGGACCCTGCACAAAGACAGCAAGCAGCAGAACAAGTTATACAAGACAAAAAGCAAGCAGATTTAAATAATGAATTTGCAGGGGTAGATGATCAAGTTGCCCAACAAAAGAATATTAATGAAAATACTACTGGTCTAGCAGTGGTAGCTGAAGATGGTACTGTAAATCCAAACATTAAAATAAATCCAGAAACTGGAGAGTTGTATGTTCCGGCAGGGGATCCGGCAGTTGATGAATTTGCGGGGATAGATGAACAAGTTGCTGAACAAAAGATTATTAATGAAAATACTACTGGTCAAGCTGTAGTAGCAGAAGATGGTACTGTAAATCCAAATATTAAAGTAAATCCAGAAACTGGTGAGTTGTATGTTCCGGTAGGGGATGCAGCAATAGATGATCAAATTAGGCAACAAGCTGAACCAGAAACAGTAAATCCTGGTCCAAAAGAAGTAACAGATCCGGCAATAAAGCGAGTTGAAGATGCAGCAGCAGAAGATAGAATTGCAGCAGATGAAGCCGCACAACGAGCAGACGCACAAAATACTCAATCTGGTTTAACTACGGCAAAAGCAGATACTCAATCACAAGCTACTCAACAAGATGTAACCAATGCAGCAGCACAAGGCGATTGGCGTGTAAGATTGAGTTTAGCTCCGGGCGCAAATTATCTATACGCAGCAAACCCACCGGGCATACTTGCTCCGTTAAGCGCCACAAATGGAGTAATATTCCCATACACTCCTTCAATATCAGTAACATATGCTGCAAATTATGATTCTACTGATTTGACACATACTAATTATAGATATCAAAGTTATAAAAGCAGTGCAGTTGATGCAATTACAATTGGTTGTGATTTTACTGCACAAGATGCATATGAGGCTAATTATATATTAGCAGTAATACATTTCTTTAGGTCTATTACAAAAATGTTTTATGGACAAGATCCAGGACCAGTACCAGGTACACCTCCACCATTATGTTATCTAACTGGATTGGGTGCATTTCAATTTGATCAACATCCATTATTAATTCAAAACTTTACATATTCATTACCTACTGATGTTGATTATATTGCAGCAGGTAGTACTGCTACTCAAGCAGGTGTTAATAGAAGTCCTGCGGTGCCTAAAAGTTCAAATGGTGGCAAACCAGGAGAATCTAGAATGGCTGCAGCCGGAGTACAACAAGGTGCAGTACCCGCGCCCCCAAATTTTTCTGGCGCATATGCAGGCACAAGAGAACCAACATATGTCCCTACTAAAATAACATTAAGCATAACAGCATTGCCAGTAGTGACTAGAAATGATGTTAGTAATAGATTTAGTTTAAAAGACTATGCAACAGGCGCATTGTTAAGATCGTCTAAAACAGGTGGAAGAGGAGGATTTTGGTAATGGCAATTAATAATACATATCCGGCAAGTAGCCCATATTACAATACAAGTGTAGTGAATAATCAATTTTTAGATGTTATGGTAAATAGGCAAATACCAATGCAACCGTCAGATATATTGTGGACAATTGCTGCCGTATATGAATATAGACCTGATTTACTAGCATACGATTTGTACACAGATAGTAGATTGTGGTGGGTATTTGCAAGTAGAAATCCAAATAGATTAAAAGATCCTTATTTTGATTTTGTAGCAGGAGTGCAAATATATTTACCTACACTAACAGTGTTAAAGCAGGTGTTAGGGATATAAATGCCAAATCCTAATTTACAATCAGATGATTCTGGTTTTCCGGTTAATTCTGGTAAACCAAATCCTGTTGCATCCCCTGAAGCTACAGCGTTATGGAATAAACTTTCACAGCAAATACTTGGTGGATTATCTGGACAACCTTCTCCTGCAACTGTAGCAAACCAAGTACCTACTACACAAGCAGCCGGTCAAGCAAATGTAAATAATTCAAATCAGCCACCAACACAAGCTATTCAGACTGAGCAAGCATTAATACCCAATAAACGTTGGCAAAACCCATTGGGTAATTTTCCAAGTTATACATATCAAATATCTTTGTATATGATAACACCCGATGCGTATGATGCATTTATTGCATCGGGTAGAAGTGATATTAATGCTATCAGTAATATGGCACCTGGTGCAGTAAGCATGGAGGCTGCTGAAGCCCAAGCAACGGCCCAAGCAACGAGAGATGCTACTACAAGTAATAACGCACCAACAAGAACAATGGGAGGATCACCTCCGTCTCCGTCAAGCGCAAATGCACCTACAACACAATATACCAATGGAGCGTATTTGGTTGCTCAGAGTGGCGGTATCAATAATAATACCTCAAAACGTGCACCGGGCTTTGATTTAGATTATTATATTGATGATTTAAAAATGACCCAGGCAATAAACGGAAAAGATACACAGTCTGCCACTAATACATTTGACATGCAATTTACAATAACTGAACCATATGGGTTTTCATTTGTTACTAAATTACGTAATGCAGCAAATGAGTTAGCAAAAATTTCTAAAACTAAAAATATTGAGGATCTTAAAAATCCATCAAAACAATTTTTTATAATAGGTATAAGATTTTTAGGTTATGATGCAGATGGAAATATAATAGATCCAACTAAAGTTTCTGCTGCTGACGGAGATCCAACTGGTAATGCATATGGTCTTTATCAACGATATTATGATATTATCATTACAGAAATGAAATTCAAGATAGATGGTAACACTGTAGTTTATAATATCAAAGCAGCAAACCCTGCTACCGGATCAGTGTTTGGAACAAAACGCGGGATGATTGATAGAGGAGCAGTAGTTCAAGGCAAAACAGTAATTGATTGTTTGATAGGCACAGGTGGAGGTGATAATAGTAATAGAGGTGGAGGCGCAGGCGGAATATCAGGTAACGTTGGGTTACTTGCTAAATTAAATAAAGATGAGCAAACACTACTAGAAAACAAATCCATTAATATTGCAAATGAATGGGATATTGCATTTTTGGGTAGTTCACTATTCTCTATTCCGAGCGCATCAATTGTAAGTAAAGCAGATTTAGATAAAAGAAAATGGGCAATGGGATTAGTATTTACAACTGATCAGGTTAATATTGCTGCCTCAGAAAATGCTACACCGGATAATACAGTAAGACAAATTTCATTTAGTAAAGGTGGACCTATTATACAATGCATTAATGACATAATTGTACAAAGTTCTTATTTAGAAGATGCATTAAAAACCATTTATGTTTCATCATTGACACCTGATCAATTAGCAAATGCGCCGGCAGAAATACAATCTTATAAGAAAACTGACATTAAGTGGTATAATATTAGTGCAGAAATAAAAATATTAGGTTGGGACACAAAACGAAAAGATTTTGCGTATAAAACAACTTATATCATTCAAGAATATCAAACACCGGTTATAACTGCACCGGGAGTAAATAACGGCGCACCATATTATGGCCCGCACAAAAGATATGAATACTGGTTTACTGGAAAAAATAGTGAAATTTTAAGCTACGATCAACAAATGGATAACACGTTTTTTAATGTGGCCGTATCCGGTAAGTCTACTACTTCGGCTTCATCTGGTGGAGGTGAAGATATAGGTACAAAAATAGGAGAACAAAATGCAGTTAAAACGGGTAGATTGGATGTAGGATTACAAGCACAGAATGCATATGTAACTAGTTTATATGATCCAGGTGCATATGCAGCAGCTAAAATAAGAATATTAGGTGACCCAGACTTTTTAATGCAACCGGCTGCATCTAGTATAAATTCATTATATAATCAATTTTACGGAACAGATGGATTTACTGTTAATCCAAATGGCGGACAAGTTTTTATTGAAATAAATTTTAGAGAACCTCAAGACTATGACAATCGCACTGGGTTGATGAGTATAAACAAATCAATTCAATTTTGGGCTTATCCCAATGAAATACAAGCACAAATAGATGCTAGGGGTGGCGGAGTAAGTTATATGGTTACTAAAGTAAACAGTAGTTTTAGTAAAGGTAAGTTTGAACAGGAGTTAGAGTGTAATATAAATACGTTTGGCGCCGGCGCAACTGCAACCGCATCTAATGCGGCAGCAGCCGGTAGACCAGTAGACGGATCTGACAATAGATTTGCAAGACAAGGTAATGCTGCTGCCAGTTTAGCAACTGATCAAACAACAGGGGCGCAAGCAAGAACAGGCGTTAATTTAACTAATGGCGCTGCTGGCGGAGGACGAGGAAGTATTAATCCGGGAGTCCCTACAACTGCAAATGGTTCTGCAAGTACTTCTGGAGTAACTGGTTTTGCTGGTCTTCCGACACCAACATTCTTAGATCCTGCACAACAGGCACAATTAGCATCAATAAATTCTGTAGGAAGTATTAACAATGTATTAGATCCGATGCAAAAACTATCACAAAATACTCAAGGAACTATTGTCGCTGGCATTGGTGGTACACCAGTAGCATCTGATGATTATATGGGAAGATAACACAATTAATTAATTATGGCACAAGACGTATTCAAACCAAAAGGTCAATTAAAAGCAAGTAAACCAGACGCCGGCGGCGGCGTTATTAGGTCCGAACCAGTATTGGCTATTGTAAAAAACAATATTGACCCTACAAGGGGAGGAAGAATTCAAGTTTATATTTCAGACTTTGGTGCACCTGATCCAGACGATGTTAAGGCTTGGATTACAGTGGGATATATGAGTCCCTTCTTTGGAACTACATCAGTACAATCAGGAAATAACTCAAAAGACTTTGGTACTTTCACAGGTAATCCAAGTTCATATGGCATGTGGTTTAGTCCCCCTGATATAGGTAGTACTGTTATTTGTGTTTTTATAAACGGTGATCCAAATTACGGATATTATATAGGAAGTGTATTGCCTCCAGAATTATTGCAAATGATCCCTGCTATCGGATCATTTAGTGGCAAAGTAACAATGAATGACGGAGAAGCAAAATCTTTTGGTGGTTCACAAAAATTGCCAGTTGTTAATTTAAATAATAATAATCCAGAAATTACCAATAGTGCTGAATTTTTAACTGCGGCTAAACCTGTACATAGTTATTCTGCTGCAATATATGCACAGCAAGGTTTAATTAGAGATACAGTTAGGGGTCCTATTAGTAGTAGCGCATTGCGTGAAAGCCCTTCTAGAGTTGGATGGGGAGTTAGTACTCCGGGCAGACCTATATATCAAGGTGGATTTACTGATAAAGATATACTTGCTAAAAAAAATACAGCACAAAATGTTGCATTAGAAGTTATTTCTCGTAGAGGAGGACATAGCATTGTTATGGATGACGGGGACGTTATAGGTAAAGATCAATTAATACGTCTTAGAACTGCATTGGGTCATCAAATATTAATGAGTGATGATGGGCAATGCTTGCACATTATTCATAGCAACGGTCAAAGTTGGATTGAGTTAGGCAAAGAAGGTACAATTGATATGTACTCAACCAACAGCGTAAATGTCAGAACACAGGGTGATTTAAATTTACATGCAGATAACAATATAAACATTAATGCAAAAAAAGATTTAAATATTGCCGCAAATAATATAAACATAAATGCATCATCTAATATTGCTTGGAGATCAGGAGGAAGTTTTACTGGATATGCATTAGGTAAGTTTACTATAAAAGTAGATGGGTCAATGAGTATGGCTGCGGCAGGGGAAGGTTCATATTATAGTGATGGCACTATGTATGTTAATGGAAAACTAATAAATCTTAATACAGGATCCGCATCATTAGTCCCAGCAGAAGTACCGTTGCTTACTCAAGTTGCACATACTGACACGTTAGGAGATGCAACTAAAGGTTTTGCTGCTGCTCCTGGGTTGTTAACATCTATTGTTAGTAGAGCACCTGCACATGCACCGTGGGCTGCTGCTAACCAGGGTGTTGATGTTAAAATAACCACCAGCGCAAGTGCCGCATTACCAACAGCACCTAGCACGGCAGTAGCATCTACAAACAACACAACAGCATCAACCCCACCAAATCCAGTTACACCTGCTGTAGCATCAACTGCACCTAGTAGCACACCTGCTACTAGTGCTGCATTAGATAAGGGAGTTACTGCATCTATGGTTAGTGGTGTTGCAGCAGGTGCCGCGGCTAATGCAGCATCTGTGGTAAGTTCTGGTACAGGAATAGTCAATGACGCAAAAGGATCTTTAAACGCAGCAGTTGGTTCTTTAGCAATGACTCCACAACAAATGGAAGCTGCTGGTGTATTAAAGCCAGGAGCATCAGCATTAGTTACCTCGTTGGTACAATCAGGTTCAAACGTACAATCGGCCATGACAACTAACTTATTTACCGGTGCACCGGGTGCTGAAAATTTATCAGCATTTGTAAATAATACAGGGGCACAAGTAAATGCTCAAGTTGCAAACTTTCAAAAGGCACAATCCGGATTGACTCAAGCTGGTGTAATAACAGGAAATGAAGCCCCCACCGCAATTGCCGGGTTAGTAACAGCAGCGTCACAAGTAGGTCTAAAAGAAACAACTGACTTTGTTAAAAATTCAGTTAATAAGGGATAAAATTTATGGCAACTAGTTTACCGCCCGCACCCGCAGCATTTGCATCTGCCTTGCAAGGAGGGGGGAGTAATGTAGCCTCTTTAATTAGTTCAGGAAACTTTGCTGCAAGTTTGGCATCAAAGGGAGGAGCACTAAGTTCTTTACCAACATCCTTATCTGGTTTGCCATCATCGTTACCATCAATGCCGACAATGCCATCAATGCCCGCAATACCATCACTATCATCACCGCTGGGTTCTCCTACAGGTAAACCAGGTGAAGATGCACTATCAAAAGCGGCAGCGGCAGCCCCAGCTCCACCGCCGGACTCAGTTAAGGGCGTGGCTGCACAGGCATTTGGGGCAGTAACTGCTTCATTCAAGGCTTTTACTCCAGGAGTACCACAAGACTTAAAAGCAATTGCTCAAAAAAATGCAGCAACACAGGCAGCAGGTGAAGCAGCAGCAGCGGCTCCTGCAGCAGCACAAGCAGAGACCCCAGAAATAAAACAACTTAAATCATCAATGGGGAGCATGGTAGATGTTCCTGCGTTACAATCAGCAGCTAACTCAGGAAATATGTCAGCAGCATTTGGTTCTTTGGGTAGCACAGTGGGCGGAGCACTTCCTAGTGTATCAAGTAGTGTTGCTGCCTTTACCGGCTCTGCTTCTAACCCATTAGCAAAAGTAGGTGGAGGATCACTATTACCCTCTGCGTCATCAATCTTATCATCTGCCAGTACTGGTACTGGTATAAGTGGTATACCGGGAGGAATGAGTTCAATTTCATCTATGGTAAATAATGCACCCGGCGCACTTGCCTCGCCACCGGCATCACTTGCAGGTATAACTTCTTCACTAAACAACGTTTCAACCGGGGCATTAAATAATATATCTAGTCTTACTTCTAAGATAAGCACCGGTACTTCTTTATCTGCCGGCAACTCTAGTGCAAGTGCTGCATTAAATAAATTTACTAGCACAGATCCTAAAGCAGTCATATCCGGAATAGCAAAAAGTGATCAAGGATTAGCATCGTTAGCAAGTGCTGGATTACCTGCATCAGCGGCAGCGGCATTGCAAGCCAACATAAACAGTTTAAACAGTTCGGGACCCCAGCCAATAAAAATGCCTACAATTGCCTCAAACACAGTTGACAGAAGTGAAGTTACTACTCAAATTAATAGTCAATTAGGTAATCCAGTAATACCCGCTCCTGACTTTGGTGGAACTGGCCCAGCGCCGGATGCTGTTGCAGCACAAGACCAATCTGTAAAAAATAAAGAAAAATATTCAATGTTAAAGTACTCGTTGAATAAAGCAGAGCGTGACCAAAGTAAAAAAATTGATGAGGCTCAAGCAGCTTATGTACAGGCGAGAGATACATACCCTGCCGGAGATCCTAAGATTGGACAAGCAAAATATGATTGGGAAGTAGAAATAATTACACAATCAGAATTAAGAACAGAAAATAAAAAGAGATTAGAAACATCTAGGCAAGAATTAAATCTTGATTATAGTGGAAATCCTAGACTAGGCTAAATATAATATAGGATAAATTATGACAACATACAAAGGATTTTCTACTATTAATTCGTGTTCCCCGCGTTCAAGCAATCTACCTACAGGCCCTGCAGGTGGAGTTGGTTCGCCGGTACAACCATATGTTCAAACAAACGGGTTTAGTGTAGTTGACACCCCGTTAGTTATACAAGATTTTGTTAACGCACTTAACATTCAACAAGGACAAAAAGTAGGACAGCCGGGTTATGGAACTACATTGTGGACATTTGTATTTGAACCAAATACAAGAGATGTACAAACAGCATTAGAAAATGAAATACGTAGGGTAGCCGGTCAAGATCCCAGACTAATATTAAATACAGTTCGTGCTTATCCACAAGAAAATGGGATACTATTAGAAGTTGAAATGGCGGTCACTCCTTTCAATCAAGCAACACAATTAAGTGTGTTTTTTAACAATGCTACTGGCCGCGCTATTTTACAATAATAGGAATATTTTAGCATGAATATAGTTGGGTTTGGTGATAGTTTTATCAGTAAAAATCACGACCTGCAAGGATATCTCAATCGAGTAGGTCGGCATTTCAAAACTGATAATGTTAAATGGCATGGATTTCCGGGAACATGTTCTTGGGATGCTTTCTTCCAATTTAAAGATTACCCCGATCCAGTTGATGTGGCTGTATTTGCTTGGTCTGAACCCAGCAGACTTTTTCATCGTGTTGTTAGGGGAATTTGCCCTGGATCAGCTAGTCAACCGATTGATAAAAATGATCCTAATCGTGAAGTTTGGGAAGCAGCAAATCTTTACTACAAATATATATATGATTATCAAAAGATTGAATATGAAGCAATGGCCTTCTATCAATGGTTTGATACATGGTCTACTAGATTTTCTAATACAAAGTTTATTCACATGTGGAGTTTTGCTAAAAATAAATCAGAATACAATGATCCATGGAGACAATATAGGGAAGGTACACAAGACTTAGAGTATCATCATACTTGGAAAAACGGTGTTGAAATTCGACCTGCATTAATGTATTTAAGTATGAAGGAAGGATGGCCAAAAGATAATGACCTTAGTAAGGAGACTAGAGTAAATCACTTGACTGCTACTTATCATATCATGTTGGCAACTCGTATAATAGAAGCGATTGAACATTACAAACCCGGCACTATTATTCAATAACCCTAAAAAACCTATGTTCTCAGGTATGATAAATACTTAAAAGAGAATAATTATGGCTACAAGTTCAAGACAATCAGCAATATTCGGGGTAAATGACTGGAAAGCCATTTACCAAACGTTCCAACAAGCCGATTTTAAGAGTTACGATTATGAAACTCTACGCAAAACCTTTATAGACTATCTACGTGTATATTATCCAGAAACGTTTAATGACTATGTTGAAAGTTCAGAATTTATTGCATTGCTTGACGTTATGGCGTTTATGGGCCAAGGTCTTGCTTTTCGTAATGATTTAAACGCCCGTGAAAATTTCATTGATACGGCTGAACGTAGAGATTCAGTTATCAAATTAGCTAATTTAGTTAGCTATACACCAAAAAGAAACTTAGCCGGACAAGGTTATTTAAAAGTTGTAAGTATTAAAACTACTCAAAATTTAAATGATTTAAATGGATTTAATTTAGGAAATACTCCTATATTATGGAATGACCCTGCAAATCCATATTGGTTAGAACAATATAATACTATTATAAATGCTGCATTAATTAATACACAAAGAGTAGGGTTACCTGGTAATTCAGCACAAATCCTCGGTGTAAAAACTGACGAATATACATTACAGATACCACCAAACACTACCCCAGTGGTACCATTTTCAACTAATGTATCCGGTATCAATATGAATTTTGAATTATGTAGTATTAGCACAGTAGGGCAAGATTATGTATATGAATTGCCACCTGCCCCTACTAATAGATTTAATATGGTATATCGCAATGATAAATTAGGTTACGGTAGCCCAAATACAGGGTTCTTTGTGTATTTTAAACAAGGCTCATTGCAAAATTTTGATTTTACTTTACAAAATCAAATTTCTAATCAAGTAATTGATATTGCTAATATTGAAGGTGTAAACAATTCTGATACTTGGTTATATCAAATAAGTCAAAGCAATGGCTCATATGGATTATGGAAGAAAGTTGATAACATTTATGCAGATGCATATTTGCAAACAGAAAGTAGTATTAAACAAATCTATTCAGTAAACAGCCGATTCAATGACCAAGTAAGTTATATATTTGGTGATGGCGTGTTTAGTCAAATACCAGTAGGAAACTTTAGATCATATGTTCGTGCAGGTAATGCATTAACCTATACAATTCAACCAAACGATATGCAAGGCGTTAGCGTATCAATAAATTATATTAGTAGAGTTAATAGAGTAGAGACTCTAACATTAGTATTGGCATTGCAAGTTCCAGTTACAAATGCTCAAGCCAGAGAAACACTAGCAAATATTAAACAACGTGCTCCAAGTCGTTACTATACACAAAATCGTATGGTTAATGGGGAAGATTATACTAACTTCCCATATACATTATATAGTTCAATCATTAAGAGTAAGGCTCTTAATCGTAGTAGTGTTGGCGTAAGTAAAAATTTAGATTTATTAGATCCAACTGGAAAATATAGTAGCACTAACTCTTATGCAAATGACGGTGGTGTTTGGTTAGATAATACAGAAGGTTATTCTTTGTTGACTATAAATAGTACCAGTGATATTATTACTTTCCTTACTGATATATTAGCTGCTATATTAGAAGATAACAGGTCTTTACAATATTATATTCAAAATTATACTAGATACAATATTAACAATGCTTCCGGTGACGGTACTACGTATTGGCATAATAGTACAGTAGATGCTAACAGTAACACTGGATATTTTTATGATTTTGTTAACGGGGTAGAGACACCAGTTCCAACCGGAACATATTCTACCTTTAATTTAAAATATGTAACATCCGGTGCATTACTAAAATTTGAAGCCCCTTCTGGTTATTATTTTGATAGTAATAATCGATTGGTAAGTGGAGTAGCCGGGGCATCAGATATAACATATATTTGGACTACGGTTTTGAACACAATAGGTGACGGGTACAATAATGGATTAGGACAATTTGCAAATGGTACAGGTCCTATAACATTGAATAGTTATATTCCATCCGGTGCTATAGTAACTACAGTACTACCTGCCTTCAGTAATACATTACCAAACGCAGTCATACAAGAATGCATAGTAAGATTAGAATTACAACAAAATTTTTCATTGGTATTTAATAACTCATTAAATACCAATCAACTTCGATGGAGTGTTGGGGTGTTTAATGAACCAAACTATTTTGTTAATTTTCAAAGTATTGGATACAATAGATATACTGTAACATATCGTTCATTGGCATATTATTTTGGTAGTGTGTCAGATACTAGATTTACTTATGAAGCAGGTAAATTAGTGTACGATCCTTTTTCTGGAATAATCTTGCAAGATTTTGTGAAGGTGTTGGAAACTAACACCCAACCCGGAACTAAAAATTCATTAAGTAAACCTATCTCAGCAAGTATTATTGGACAAACTGTACAAAGCGACGGATATATAGATGACTTTGAAGTGGAAGTTGCTAGTATTGATGTTAATAATAGAACGATAATAAAGAATCCAGATTTCTTTTATGAAATTACAGGATATGTGACCGGCAACACTAACACTGGCATATATGTATTTTTTGAGGAAGTACAAGATGCTATTAATTTATCAAGAACTCAATTGATAGCATCAAGTACCGTTATGTATCAATATGCGACTGCATCACAAATTGAAGTTATAAAATATGATTATCCAGTTGGACAATTATTTTATGCATACAATGATAATGTATTTTATATAACTGTACAAGATCAATTGATAACAACACCGTATTATACTTTAGTTGAGCAACCACAATATAGTATGAAACCAGGACGTCAAGGATTGCAATTTCAATATCGTCATAACAGTAATAATACTACACGTATTGATCCTGCGACAACAAATATTATTGATTTGTATGTAGTAACTCAGGCATATTATACTGCATATCAAACTTGGATACAAGATACTACCGGCACAGTACCGATGCCAATTAGGCCTAGTATATCTCAGTTAACTACTCAATATAGTCAAATACAAGATTTTAAAATGATATCTGATAGTGCTATTTTAAATAGTGTTGTTTTTAAACCATTATTTGGGCCCAAAGCTGCTGCTGCATTACGCGGAACTATTAAAGTTATTAAAAATTCAAATACAAATGCAAGTGATAGTGAAATACGTAGTGCAGTGTTAACTCAAATGAATAATTATTTTAATATTAATAATTGGAATTTTGGAGACACCTTTTATTTCAGCGAATTAAGTGCGTACATACATGCTCAGATAGGTGAATTTGTTAGTTCTTGTGTACTGGTGCCAAACGATCCTACGATGAAGTTTGGTGATTTATACGAAATTAAATGTTTGCCATATGAAATATTTGTAAATGCAGCATCTTCGGGTGATGTAATTGTAATTGCCGCCCTCACTCCCGCTGAATTACAAATAGCATAAGTACTATATAACATAGAGATATTTTAAAATGGCAACAAGAATTAGAACATTGGATTTTCTTCCAGAAATATTTAAAACCAAAACCAATAGTCAATTTTTAGCAGCAACGCTAGATCAATTGGTAGCAGAACCCAATACTAGAAAAATACAGGGTTATATAGGTAGTAAATTTGGTTATGGAGTTAATGCTAAAGATTATTATGTCACCGAGCCAACTAAAATCAGAACTGATTACCAATTAGATCCGGGTGTTGTATTTTTAAAAGAAAATGATTCAACTGCAAAAGATTTTATTAGTTATCCGGGAATCATTGATGCACTAAATCTTAAAGGTGGAATAACTAACAATAACAATAGACTTTTTAATAGTCAATTTTATTCATGGGATTCGTTTACTAATTTAGATCCTATTATAAATTTTAATCAGTATTATTGGTTACCTAACGGTCCTGAAAGAGTTGTAATTTCATCTAGTATTGTTTATAATTCCTCAAATTATCATGTGCAGTCTGATCCTAATCAATTTATTATTACATCAGAAACAGATAGCACACCATCAATAAACCCTACATTAACTTTACTACGCGGTGGTACTTATACTTTTACTGTAAATCAAGATAGTGAATTTTGGATTCAAGGTGAGCCGGGTATTACTGGTTTTAGTCCAACTCAACGCAATGTTCAAACTCGTGAGGTGTATGGTGTTACTAATAATGGAGCCAGTGCCGGTGTAATAACTTTTAATGTGCCTGAAAAGAATGCATTAAATGAATTTTATTTTCCAGGCGACAATGTTGTTGATGTAATATCAACAAAACCATTTAGTGAAGTGAATGGAGCCAGAGTCAATTCAATTGGTGGTATAGACGGAGTAACCGCATTGGAAGGGTTACGGGTAATGTTCTATAATACCGGAGTATATAATGAAGTTGCTTATGTTGATAAATTCTATGATCAAACCTTATATGATGAAGAAGGTGGTGTAATTTATAATGCAGAATCTGATTATCCCGGAACAGACATTTTTAATAACAATTATGAAGGTGGATTTTACTCACAAGTAAACGCAAACTATTATGTAGTTAAATTATTGGGTGAAATTGACAATCCTATCATCCAACTTATTCCTGAAGAATCTATACCCACAAATCAAAGAATAACAGCAGCATATGGTGTTGAATGGGTAGGTAGAAATTTTTATAGAAACAGCATAGGCCAAATAACATTAGAGCCATACAATAGTGCAATTTTAGATACATTGTATTATCAAGATAATATTAATCCACTTAAAGTTGGTATAATCAAGTTAGTAGATAACAATGTATTAGATATAATTAACATAGATACACAAATTTTAGGAAAATCACAATATACTGCACCAAATGGGGTAGTATTTACTAATGGTTTAAAAGTATTGTTTCAAGGTGAAATCTACCCTGAAAGTTACAATAATATAGAATATTATGTAGAAGGTGTAGGTACTGCTATTCAATTGGTACCGGTTAGTTCTCTTATATCACCGGGCTTGTTTTCATCAGCAGAATATATACCGTATGATACTACCTCATATGATGTAGGAAATTATGATTCTGGCTTATATATACCAATATATCAAGATTACATTACTATTGCAAGAAATGCAATTAATAAAAATCCATGGTCAAGAAGTAATAGATGGTTTCACATTGATGTTATAAATGCAACCGCATTATATAACAATAACCCGGCTCTTGCAACTGAATACACTCAACTAAACAATAAAGCAAAAAGACCTATTATAGAATTTTATCCCAACCTCAAAATGTTTGATGCAGGTATAATAGGCAAAAATCCTATTGATTTTATTGATACTAGAACAACTGACGCCTTTACATTAGTTGCCGGAAATACTAATTATTATCCTGACGTTGCAGGATGGACCGGTTATGATTCAATTATCAACCCAGTATTAGGACCTACAACAACTGTAGTCGCAACTAATACGGTATCATTGGTTAATCAAATAACATTGAGTAGTACCGCCGGACTATATGTAAACGATACTATTGTTTTTGGTGGAACAGTTTTTGGGGGTATAGTTGCCGGAACAACTTACTATATTACTAGTATATCAGACAATAATATTACTATTTCTACTTCTAAGGCAGGAACTGACTTTGCATTAAGTTTAGCTTCAGGTACAATGACTACTAGTATATATCCATACAGTACAACTATTACAGTCCCTACTGATAGTGTATTTGGATCATTTACGCTAAATCAATATTTAACAGATTCTACTGGGTTCTTACCTTCAATAACATTTATATCTGCTATTGAAGTTGTTGGCGCTAATACTGTAATTACGGTGACTTGGTATAGTCAATCTATTATCTATGCTACATCAACCGCATCCGTAGTGACTGCTGACACGCCGTTGGATAACTATTCATTGTTTGATGGTTCTAGGGTAGTATTTGCAGCAGATACTAATTTAGATGTTAGAAATAAAATTTATATATCACGTTTTTCTACGTTGGCAGCAAACACAACACCGGTTATTACTTTAACAGAAGCCGATGACGGTTTAGTTTTGCCAGATGAACAAACTGCTGTGTACAGAGGATATAATTATTTAGGTAAAGATTTTTACTTCGACGGCAATGAATGGAAAGAAGGTCAACAAAAAACTCAGCTAAATCAATCGCCTAAGTTTGATATTTTTGATAGCAATGGTATAAGTTTTGGTGATCCAGTAATATACCAAGGTACTTCGTTTACGGGTACTTCATTATTTGCATATGCATTGGGTTCTGGAGTAGATGATCCGGTGCTTGGGTTTCCGGTAAAATATAGTTCTGTTAATAATGTTAACGATATTAGTTTTGACGTAACATTAAATTCAGATACATTCAATTATGTTAATGGAACTCAATCTGTTAATCAACAGGTAAATACCGGATATGTATATAACTACACCCCCAATACTTCCTCAATAAGAGAACTGGGCTGGCAAACTGCGGTATCACCTAGCGTACAATATCAAATTTTTGAATTTGAATACAACGCTATTGTAAATCCAGCTAATATTTTTGTATGTGACATTGGGCCAAGTCTTGCTGTCCCGACTAATTGGCCAATGATACAAGTATATGTTAATAATGTATACTTGCCTAACACCCTATACACGGCTACTACTAATCCAACTACCACTACAACAACAATTCAAATACCTGTAATTCCTTCAGTTGATACTGTAATTCAAATTTTAATATTAAGTGATCAGGTAAGTGCTACTGCATATTATCAAACACCTATCAATTTAAACAATAACCCGTTAAATGAAACTTTAACCACAGCAAACGTTGGTGATATAAGAGGACATTATCAAAGTATATTTTTTAATAATCCAAACACAAAGGGTGAAGTGTTTGGTCCTAACAACTATCGTGATTTAGGTAATTTAGTACCGTGGGGTAATAGAATTATTCAAAATAGTGCATCATTAGTATTGCCGGGCACATTTTTGCGTAACCAAAGTCATGATTTGTTTGATGCGGTATTGTATAACAGTAGACAATATATAACCTTTAAATCTTTACTAGTTAACACTGTAAACAATTCTGCTTATAGTGTTATGTTAACACCGGCTGAAATGCTAGATGATGCATTGGACCAAATTAATGCTCCGTATTCTGATAGCCAACCATTCTTTTGGAGTGACATGTTGCCCTCAAAGGCACCGTACATTTCTAATACATATTCTTTTGCAAACTCGCTTGATACTAGTATATATCCATTAAGTCGTGTTTATAATTTTGCTACATCAAATTACAATGGCGTTTTGGTATACTTAACTCGTAACGGAACACAAACTCAATTGGTAACCAACGTTGACTATACAGTAAGCACTGATTCGCCTTCATTGACTATAACTTTAGATTTGTTACCTAACGATGTAGTTACGATTAATGAATATAATCAAACATACGGTAGTTATGTTCCTAACACACCTACTAAGTTGGGTTTATATCCAGCATCTGTGCCGGAAGTAATATTAGACACTGCATATACTACACCAACATATTTTATATTAGGACATGATGGTTCATTTAATAAATTATATGGTAGTTACAATCCTACTACCAATACATTAGTTGATTTTAGAGATCAAGTATTATTAGAATATGAAACTCGTGTTTATAATAATTTAAAATTAAGTAATCTAATCCCAGTAGAGTTATATGAAGTATTGCCTGGATTCTTTAGAGAAACAGATTATTCATATGATCAGTTCTTACAAATTTATAGTGAAGCATTTTTGAATTGGATTGGTCAAAATAGAATTGATTATAAAACACAGGTCTTCAGTTCATCTAATGAATTTACATATAATTATAAAAACAGCGGAAATAAAATAGATAGAGCACCAATTGGTCCTGGATATTTTAGAGGTGTATATTTATATTTTTATGATACCTCTACTCCAAATGAAACTCCTTGGGAAATGTTGGGATTTGCAAATCAACCAACTTGGTGGGCAGCAAGATATGGTGCAGCACCTTATACTAGTGATAACTTAGTTTTATGGGGTGATTTAGCAGCCGGTTTAAATTGGAATGATGGCAATCCGTTCGTAATGCCTAGATTTGTCCGTGACGGTTTATTAAAAATAATACCAGTAGACAGTAACGGTGATTTATTATCTCCGCTAGATGCAATTGTAGGAAATTACGATGATAAAATATTTAAGCGTGATTGGATCGCAGGAGATGTTGGTCCTGCTGAATTCAGTTATCGTAGAAGTAGCACTTGGCCATTTGATTTGATGCGTATATTGGGATTAACAAAACCAGCAAAATTGTTTAATCTTGGAGTAGACGTTGATAATTACAAATATAATGTTGAATTCAATCAATACTTAGTAAATGATAGAAGTCATTTGGTAATTAGTGATGTACCCATATATGGTGCAGGTACTCCAGCAACTAGCTACATCAATTGGATTGTTGATTATGAAAAGCAAGTTGGTATCGATGCGACTACAAATATAACTACATTATTAGATAACTTAGATGTGCGTTTGGTATATCGTTTAGCAGGATTCAGCGACAAGAGTATGTTACAATTCTATGTAGAAAAGAGTTCTGCTAATAGTAACAACAGTTCATTATTAATTCCTGATGAAAGTTACGGTTTGTTGTTATATGAAAATCAAGCATTTGATAGAATAGTTTACAGCAGTGTAGTAGTACAAGTTACACCCAATGGTTATACTGTATATGGAAATTCGCAAACTAAAGCATATTTTAAGGTATTAGTACCTAAAGCTAGTACTGCTACGGAAACAATCTCAGTAGAAGGGTTATCAGTTGACCTTGTTACTCAGTTTTATGATCAAACAGTAGAAATACCCTACGGTACTGAATTTTATAATGTACAGCAAGTATCACAATTTTTGATTAATTACGGTGAATATTTAAAAACACAAGGTGTACAGTTTGAAGAAATAGAAAATGGAATTCCAATTAATTGGTCTCAAATGATTGCGGAATTTTTATATTGGGCACAAACCGGATGGGATGTAGGAAGTATTGCTACTATAAATCCATCTGCATCAAACTTAACCATAGATAAAGAAAGTTGTATTGTACAACCATTAACGCTTAGACAATTTAATTTTGTATTAAACCAAGATTTATATCCAATACAATCTAATAACTTATGCATAGATCGTTTGAATACTGCATTCTCAGTTCAACCACTAAATGTTGGTGATACTATTTCATATGGTCAATTTAATATTAGTAATATTGAACATGGTATTGTATTTGATAATGTTACATTATTCAATGATGTTATATATAATTTAATTACTGGATTGCGCCAAAATCGTATTACTGTCCGTGGTGTAAAAACTGCTGATTGGAATGGAAATGTTGATGCATTTGGATTTATTCTTAATCAAGATAACATACTTGAATGGTCTGCAAATACAAAATATACTCAAGGGTCAATCATAAAGTATAAAAATAAATATTGGTCAGCAATTAGAATTGTTGAAGCAAAACCATTATTTGAAGAACGTGAATGGGTAGAGACTAACTATAACGAAATACAAAAAGGATTGTTACCTAACAGTCAAACTCGTTCATATGAGAGTACCTTGTATTATGATGTAAATAGTGCTAATTTAGAAAATGATGCAGATTTGTTATCATTCTCATTGATTGGGTATCGTCCAAGAGATTATTTAGCATTAGTAGATTTAACTGATGTAACACAAGTAAATGTTTATAAAAATTTAATCAAAGATAAAGGAACATTAAATGCCGCTAATGCATTTAAAGGTGCTAATCTCCCACAAGGTGGAATTGATTATACATTGTATGAAAATTGGGCAATACAATCGGGTGAATTTGGTGGAATATTAAATAATAATTTTGTTGAATTTAGATTAAGTCAACCAGATTTGGTGGGTAACCCATCTATCGTTGGATTAACTAGCGGCGGTGATACTCAAGGGATACAACAAGAAGTACCTATATATGATTTGTTTAATTATAATAGACCTATAAACTCTGTTAATATATTACCAACTGTAGCAAACATACAACCGTCAATGCTTTATCCTACAGCAGGGTATGTTAATTTTGATGACGTTAAAATGGCAAGTTACTATTATTCCGGATTATCAACTGCACAAAATGCTGTTGGAACTATAGTACCGATAAATCAATTCTATGTTCGTGATTATGTTTGGATAGCAAATTACTTATCATCATGGCAAGTATATACCCCTGCAAGTTTGGGTTCTATTACTACAGCCACAAATAATTTAAACAATACTGTAACTATAACTTTTAGTCAGGCGCACAATTTAACACGCTATCAAATTTTTGCTATAGCTAATTTTGATGTTGCTATTAACAATTATTATATAGTTGCTGCTGTTATAGATCCGTTTAGAGTTATTATAAATTTATCATTAAATCCACAAGTAAAAAGCATAACTGGATTGGGCATTGGCTTTAGAATGCAAAGTCAACGTGTGGCAACTGCACCTGAAATTATTAATTTACCGTTATTAGATAATGAATTTAATAAATTAAAAGTATGGGTAGATACCAATAATGACGGTAGTTGGGCTGTATATCGTAAAAGTTTAAATTATCAATATAAACAAGAACTAGCACCATTATCAACCGGGACATTTGGTAGTGCAGTAGCCTATACTAGTAAGCTGGGATATTTAATTGGTGATTCATATTTGGGGAAAGTACAACGCTATGCGTATGATGCTGAAACTAATACATGCATTTTGGTTCAAACAATAACTCAAGGAACATCTTTTGGTTCTACTATATCATATTCTGATAACTTATTTGTTATCTCAGAACCAACCACTGCATCTAAAGTTTATATATATCAATTAATATCTACTATAGCATTAAACACATTGGCATTATGTCAAACTATTTCTGCTCCGGCTGGAGTTACAAATTGGGGTAGTTCTACTGCTTTATCCGGAGATCAAAATTGGTTATATGTATCAGATATAGATAACAATAGCGTTTATGTATATCGTAGAGCAGCATACAATGTTGATGCAGGTAATTTTGTTAGTGGAACAACATATACTATTATCTCAGTAGGAACTACTGATTTTACAACTATCGGTGCTACTAGCAACGAGGTAGGAACTATATTTATTGCTACTGGAGTAGGCACTGGTACTGGTGTCGCATCAAACTCTACATATCAACAATCATATATTATCGATGGGGATACCTTAGGATTAACTGTTAGCGGTGATGATTTTGGACAAGCAATTTCAACTGATTATTATGGTGATACTGTAATTATCAGTGCGCCTCAAGAAAATTATGATGCTAACACAGAAAATTATGGTTACTCTTATATATTTGCTAGAACAGTTCAAAACTTTATAGCACAATCTACTAGTGTAGCGTTTATACCATTATCATTCCCGTTAGCATGGACACCAACTACAGTTACACAAATTGCAACTGCTACAAATTCATCAACTGATAGAATTACAATAAGCGATAGTACTGGTTTTAGCGTAGGTGATCCTGTAATATTCTCTACAGTAACTAATGCCGGTAGTTTTGTAATAGGTCAATCATATGTTATCACTGCAATTGGTACAACTAATTTTGTTGCTATTGGGGCAGCATCTAATACAGTTGGATTAACATTCGTTGCAACAGGTGCCGGATCTGGTACAGGTGTTGCAAATTCATCTGGTATAATTTCAGGCGGTGCAATATCAGCCAATACAGTTTACTATGTAAAAGCTAAGCCAACGGCAACTACATTTACTATTTCTGCAACTAGAACTGGTTCTACTATAGATTTAACCACTGCAACGGGTAGTATGACAGTTATTGTACAAACAATACCGTTGTATGTTTCAGTAAATGACACTTTAATAACAGATAACAAGTATGCAGTTATTGGATCAACATTGTATGTATACAGTGATAATACATCTACATTGAATGCAGGTGATATATTAAATATTAGCAGTTCTAATTTTGTATTAACTCAAACCTTAACTAATGAAGAAACTCCTAGAATTGGCGTACAATTTGGAACTAGCATAGAAACTAATACATTTGCAAATGAAATACTAATTGGTGCACCATTTGAATTAAGTGCAGAAAATTACGAAGGTGCGGTTCATAGATTCACTAACGGGGGTGAAAGATATGGTACCATATATGGAACAGAAACTTGTACTATAACTACATCTAGAACCATTTTAATTAATGGGTTTATGGTTGTATTGCCGGCAGGTGATGCAACTTCTGCTGCTGCAAATATTAACTCAGTTTCAATTCCAAATGTTTATGCAACTGATGTTGACGGTAAACTAATAATTTCACTAGTTGATTTTGAATTGGGTGTAGCTGGTAATAAGTTATCACTATCAGTAGTAGATACTGCTACTTTAGCTGAATTAGGAATAACAATTTACAAGCAAACACAAAAGATAAATTGCCCTCATTTAACGGGTACAACACAGTTTGGCACCGTAATTAAAATGGATCCAATTACCGATTCAATCGTAGTAAGTGCCCCTACTGGAACTCGTTATAGTGCTACTACATTTGATTTTGTAGATGATGAATTAGACAATGATACTATATTTGACAACAATGCGACACAGTGGGTAGACACATTCACTAACGCCGGCGCAGTATACATGTTTGATTATTTGGCTACTTATAATGAAAATATCAATAATCCAGGCAAGTATGTATATGCACAAAGTACTAATTCACAAGATTTGGTATATGGCTCACAACCGATGTATGGCCAAGCATTAGACTTTAATAACGGCACTGTTCTTATTGGAACACCAGAATTTAACCCAGATGTTAATACAAACGGTCAAGTAATAATTTATATAAGCACCAGTGCTACACCAGATTGGGCAGTATACAGAAGTACATCAGCTATTGTAGATATTAATGGGGTCTATAACATTCAATTGTTTAGTGCAGAAACTAACAACACACTAGAGAATTTGGATTACATTGATCCGTTACAAGGTAAATTATTAGGTGCAGTAACAGAAAACATTGATGTTGTTTCTAATGTTGATCCTGCAGGATATAATTCTCCAACCGTATCAGGACAACCTGGGTTAGTTTGGGGTGCTGATAAGTTAGGGCAACTATGGTTTGATACTAGTAATACTCGTTTTATGAATTATCATCAAAATGATATAAGTTATAATAGCCAATGGTGGGGTAGAGTATTTCCAAGAAGTGATGTAGCGGTATATACTTGGGTAGTAAGTAATGTGCCACCTAGTCAATATACGGGTCCGGGTACCCCATATAATTTAGAAAGATATACTATTAGAGGTTTAGTTAACCCTGAAGGATTAATTAATCCAATTTATTATTTCTGGGCTAGAAATACAGGCATTGTATCTACTAGATTAGGAAAAACATTAGCAGATATTACGTTAGAATCTTATATTACTCGCCCTCAATTTTCTGGTATAAGTTATTTTACGCCATTGTTGCCTAATGTATTTGGATTATACAATTGTTTCCCTTACATAAACGCAAATGACACCGTATTACATATTGGATTTTCTACTGGAAAAAATGACGATGTTGCACACAGTCAATATAGTTTAATTCGTGCAAATTATGCTGATGATTTCTTGCCCGGCGTGCCTGGATCAGGTGCAGCTTATCAAAATCATGCAGCAGTTGGTATAAGTGAACCAATTAGTTTATATAATAGAATGTTAGATAGTATGTGCGGAGTTGATAACGCCGGCGGTGTTGTACCTGACCCATTACTACCTAAAGCAGTACAAACTGGTGTATTGGCTAGACCAAGACAAGGCTTTTTCTATAATAGATTTGGTGCATTAGAAAATTATTTAAAATACGCTAATATTGTGCTATCACAATTCCCTATCGTAGAAATAAGAAATCCACAGTTCTTGTATAGAGTGGGTGAAATTAACCCAACTACAAATCAACCATTTTTTGATACTAAAGCATATTGGGATTTAATTAATTGGTGGGCACCTGGATACAATGATAACACAAAATCATCGTTACAAGTTCCTATATACGCTGATTTATCTACTTTAAATGTTACTGTTGGAACTATTGTAACAGTAGCAACAAACGGCAACGGTAATTCAGAAACTTATATATATGAAATAGACGGATCATGGACACGTATAGGTTTGCAAAACGGTACTATTGAATTTAGTAGCCGTCTTTGGGATTACACAGAAAGCAAATTGGGATTTGGTGATAACTTTTTTGACACTACCCCATATGATGTTTATCCTTCGACTGAAACTCGTTATATAGTTCGTGCATTGAATGAACAAATTTATACAAATGAATTATCTATATTCAGAAATAAGAGTTTGATATTATTGTTTGAATATATTCAAAGTGAAACAATTGAGAGTCAAAATTATTTAACTTGGTTAAATAAAACATCGTTCGTAGATGTCTCTCACACTATTCGTGAATTACTACCATTAGAAGTATTCCGTTCTGACAATCAATTATTTTTAGAGGGATATTTGAATGAAGTTAAACCGTACCATGTTGTAATTAAAGAGTTTATATTTAAGTACACAAGGACAGAAATATTTGAAGGTGATATAACTGATTTTGATTTACCTGCACAATATGATTTTTCTATTGAACAGTTTATAACACCTGAATTAGTTTACGACAATGTTAGTAGTAATAGTCAATTTTTACCAACTAGCCCAATATGGCAAAGCCCTTCGTACAACCAATGGTTTAATAATTATGGATTGAGTATTGGTCAATTATCACCTGACAGTTTATCTTACATTGGTAAACTTGATTTTCAATTATCAACTTTAGATTCTTATCTTACATTGAATTCTAATTCATGTTATGTTGATAATGTAAACGGATTTCCGGTCACCGGCATTATAAGAATTGGTGAAGAAGAAATAAGTTATTCAGGTAGAGAATTAGTTACCAATGTATTAACAGGATTGTCTCGTGGAATTAATGGAACTACACCTACTGTGCATTTCCCTGGCGAGTATATTTTTATGGATTTACCACCAGTGGTAGTTATTAATTCAGGTAGAAATTACGCTAACCCACCAAGAGTTACTGCATATATAGATACATCAATATACCCTTCACCAAGAGTACCTGCACAATTACAACCAATAATGAGTTTGGGAAGTGTTATTGGCGTAACAGTATTAAATCCAGGCTCAGGTTATGTAGTTGCTCCTTCTATTGTAATTGATCCGGCATTTACAGTAACGGTCAATAGTACAAATGTTCAACTAATTGATAGTGCTATTGGGATAAGTACACCCATATTGCAAACAGGAGACTTGGTAATTTACACAGTGCCTGCAGGTTCAACCCCAATCGGTGGATTAATAGAGGGCGGACAATATTATGTAAACATGCTGGAACTTACCCCTTATCCAGAATTTGCACTCTATACTGAATATGCAGCGGCAGTAGAGGATCATGACCGAGTACAGTTAACTAGCACCGGTACCGGAACACAATATTTTAGTGTATCGGCTGTTGCAACTGCTATTACCACATCTACTCCAACTAGAGAAAATAATATATCATTGCGATTTGATAGAACTAGTTATAATTCACAAGTAATACCGTGGGTACCTTCAGGCTTTTATGGTTCTTTTTATGCTGGGTCATTCTCAAATAGTAGTCAAGTTTCAGCATCTAGTATAACATTGTTTAGTTCAGCACCGCCTATCAGCACCATTGCAGCAAGTGCTATGGGTGCTACATTTGAAATAATAGATGCAACTAATCAACAAACAATCAGCTTCTCATCAAGAACTAGAAATACTGTACAAACATATGGATCGTCTTATGTTACTATTGCATATAGAAATGCAATTAGAATTAATCCAGAGTCTGGAGGCGCAGTAGTTGGTGCTAATATTGGTTCTACTATCGGTTTCTATGTTGGTATGCCAGTTAAATTTGTGGGTTCTGTTATAGGTACACCGTTACTTGATAGTACTATATATTATGTTAAATCATTGGTTAAGTTGCCAAATCCAGATTCTGGTATATTAGAAGATACCGGTTTCACAATTTCTGATACAATAGATGCAAATGGTAATCCGGGCGCAGTTGTAGCACAAAATACAGCAACTATAACAGCAGCAGGACTAGTATTATATGTTGGTGAATTAACTAATTTAGCAGTACTAACTATAAATTATTCTGGTTTAAGAAATGTAACAGCTACAACAGCCGGTACAAATTATATTACTGTAAAATTAAATAGCACCGGTCAAAATGGCACTAATGGATTTTATTTAGGACTGCCAATATTCTTTGTTGGTAATACTGAAATATTTGGCAATGTTATAGAAAATGAAATCTACTATGTAATATCAGTATTGGATAAAGAAACATTTACAATGTCTCTCAACAATGATCCTACAATAATCTATGCTACTGGAACATCATCAAGTGATAATTCTATTACATGTGAATCTACTACTGGATTGACAGTAAATGAACCTATTGTATTCAGTAACATAGTATTACAAGCTGGCTATCTAGTAGCGACTCAACAATATACTATTACTACAGTTGGTACAACAGACTTTACTTTAATAGGTGCATCATTTAATACAGTGGGAACCGTGTTTACTGCTACTGGAGTAGGATCAGGCACAGGAACTGCCACCCCTACTAGTACTGCTACTTTTGGTGGAATTGCAACTACAACAACTTACTATGTAAGTCAAATAATATCTGGTTCAAAAATTTCTATTTCTACTACATTTAATGGAACTGCAAAAACATTAACAACCGCACTTGGATCATGTACAATTACAAGTCAAGCTGATACAACCGTGCTTGAGACAGGTACGGGTTCAATGACATTAAATGTTGGATTGCCAATTAGCCCTGGTCAAATTAACGGACAACAATTTACGTTATACAATACTTCTGGTCAATATATTGGACAAACCGGAGTAGTTGGTAATCTATTAACTAGAGAAATGTCCGCTACGTTGTCATGCCCAACTATTACTGATAGAATTTGTTTACCAACATTTGGTCCAGGATTAACAGACATATACAACAATATGAAATTCAATATAGCAAGTGCTATGGGTGGATTAACAGTTGCCGGTGGACCGTATACTATTACAAATAGTGATATAACAACCATTCAAGTATCAAGTACAATAGGAACACTAAATTGGTTAGTATTAACAGATGAATTTAATACTGATACAACTAGCGTATTGTATGTAGGTATGCCGTTGTTCTTTAGTGGCACTTCAATTGGCGGTGTCTCGTTAGGGGAGGTGTATTATGTTTACTCTATAGATACTAGCCCACCGGCGACTACAGGAAGATTTAAAATTTCTGCTGATCCAAACTTATCAAGTGTTTATAATGTAACAACTGATAGCGGTGAAATGTATGGTTCAGGTGATCCGTATATTGAAATTGCAGCTACCTTGATAAATTCAAGTCAAATTGTGTCATCAATAACTGTTGCAGACCCAGCAGTAATTACTGTACCAAATGGCGCCGCATTCACTGACGGAACTGCAATAACATTTACTTCAACTGGCATCTTACCTGTACCATTGACCAATACAGTAACTTATTATGTAACAGGTCGTTCGGGTAACACATTCAATATAGCATATAGAGTAGGTGGTGCAACTATAAAAACTACGACCGGTGGTACTGGAACTATAGTAGTAACTGCTGTTCCAGTAAAATTGACCCAATATGTAGGAACTACTCCGGTATTTGACGTAAGTTATATATTAGGCGGGTATAGAACAATTATTACAACACCGGGAACAGGATATGCGGTTAATAATACAATAACTATTCTAGGAACGGCTATTGGAGGAACAACTCCTACTAATGATTTAACTATAACCGTGTTGACTATCGATGCAGACGGCGGTGTTACATCAGCTATTTCTAACGGAACACCACCCGGCACTGTTAACAAATATTACTTAGAAGTTATTTCAGAAAATCAAGTAGGAGTGTATTCTAATCCTAATTTAACTGTTGCAGTTAGCGGACAAAACTTCCCGTATACGGGTATTACATCTACTACGGTTACTGCACTTGCATCTACAGTAATTACAGTTGATAGTTTAACTGGATTTAATCAATACGATCCTGTTGTGTTTACTGGCAGTGTGGCCGGTAATATTGTATTGGGACAAGTATATTATATTAAAACTATAACACCTTCGCTTACTATCAGCACGACCGTTAATGGTAGTACGTTTACTGTTGGTACCGCTAGTGGTCTAAGTTTTAGTATGGCTAAACAAGGTGACTATGCAATGTTGCCGGAGCCATTCTTCTTTAATCCTACTATAGTAAAATATAATAAACAGTTATATCAATGTATTATTAGTAATAATGACACTGACTTTATATTTGGTAAATGGGAATTGTTAGATCAAGGCTCAATCAAATTAAATGCATTAGACAGAATTATAGGTTATTATCAACCTACAATCAATATGCCAGGGGTAGATTTAACTCAATTAGTAGACGGAATAACATATCCAAACGGTACTTATTTGGGTAATCCATTCGCCCCAGCAGATGAATTTGCAATAGATACTATATTGACTAATCAACCATTCTATCCTAATGGAATTGATTTAAAAGCAATAGTGTTTAATGGTTTATTATATCTAGCAGCAGCAGACGCAGAAGAATATTCATCAATTAATGTAAGTGAAACTACTGCAAATTGGGCAATTGATAAAATATCTAACCAAGCACTTGGAATTACTGATTTGTTGTATGCGGGTGGTAGTTATGTTATGACTACAACTAATAATGCAACCCCGATATTAGTAAGTGATAACGGCTATACATGGATTAGTAACGGAACATTTACCCCGTTCGACGGTATCCCTTATGACATGGGTAATTTTGACGTATCATCAGTAACAGTACCATCATTGGCATTGAATAGTGTAATCTATCATAATGGGGTATATGTTGCAGTTGGTGATAATATTGTTACATCTACTGATTTGTATTCTTGGACACAACGTTTTGTGTTTAATAATGGATTAACTAATACATTTAAGAGTGTAGCTTATGTTTCTACTACTGGATATACTGGTTATATTGCAGTAGGTTTGGGGCAACAATTAATCAACGGCATTGCAACTAATTTTGGCATAATATATACTAGTCCAGATGCATATAACTGGTCTCTAGTTAACTTTGCCGGAACACATTTAGGATTTAATGGCATTGCATTTAATAATCAAGAAGTTGTAATACTTGGCGATGACGGTGTTCTATATACTAGTACTAATGGAACTACTTGGTTTGTACAATCATCAGGGGTAGCCACTACTTTAAATAATATAATATGGGATGAATATAATAGTAGGTATGTCGCAGTAGGAGATGCAGGAACTATAATAACTTCTGATATATTTGGTATAAATTGGACTGTTGAAAACTCCGAGGTGAACTCAACATTAGAAAATGTATTATGGAATAACATTGCAGAACAATATGTTGCAGTTGGTTACAATAATACTATCATAACTAGTCCAGATGCAATTACTTGGACTAGTAATTCGTCATTTATTATTGACCCTTCTGTATACAATGTTCAAGGTGATGCATTCACTGCTGGTTATGGTCCGGAAGAATTGGTTGCTGGTGTTGTATCCGACACAATTATGATGACAGTTGCTACACGCCCTGGTACAGATTGGGATGATACTATATATCAACATACTGGATATAATGTAGTTTCTACCGAAATAGCACCAACTACAGCAAATCAAACTCAATATAGTTTTGCTAATATGGCATTAGTTCCAGCACAATTAGGTGTATTTGTAATAGATTATATCACTGGACTAAGCACATCAATATATGAAACTATTGATTATTCAGTTGATTGGATTACAAAAACAATTACATTAGTTGATCCAATAACGTTTGTATCATCTACTACAACTGATAAATTACGCATTGATGTATATGAAGTAGGTAACGGTGATCAGTTAGTGAAGGCTAATAGTGAAACTGATCCAATAAGACTCAATGCGGTTACCGGGTTCAATGAGATATATGTAAATGCTAACTATACTAATACTATATACAAAGGTTCAGGTTTAATTAGACCTGACACATCACCGGTCTACGTTATTGCAACCGGCACTGATAGTACCACTAATACAATTATATGTCAAAGTGTTAATGAATTCATATTGAATAGTCCAATAACTTTTAGTGGAAATGTAATTGGTGGCATTGTTGAAGATCAAGTTTATTATGTAAAATCTATCGGCGGCGCTTCAAAAAGAATTACTATCTCTGAAATTTACAATTCAATATCAGGTACAGCAGGGATAACTTTCCCGTTAACAACAGCAACTGGTATAATGGAAGCAATTATCCAAGTTGGTACTGGTGCAATATGGACACCACCGGCAGTATATCATAATGGTACACAGTTGGTTAACGGTGTAACTTCTCAAGTTTTGAGAACAAAAGCAGGTACTAATACTATAACAACTATTTCTACTGGTAGTTTAATACTTGATACAAAAATAGTTTTCAGTAACACTATTTTTGGTGGGATAATACCTAAACAAACATATTATATAAAAGCTATATATGATGCTAATGAATTTACTATCTCGTCAACTGTAGGTGGTCCTGAAGTAGAATTAAGTAATAGTACTGGTAGTGCTATTTTAATAACAAATGATTTTGCAATTGACTTGGCTGATAACGGAATAAATGCATCTTTAGTATTTGCTGCTGAGTACGATGCTACTGTAGATTATTTGGTTTATTCGTTGTTTGGAGAAACAATCCCTGTACAGTATGGGTATAGTATCCCTCAAGTACAGCGTTTCACCGGTGACGGATCAACTGCATCATTCTATTTAAATAATTATATAGGTGAGACAAACACTACTAGTTCTATTGTAGAAATAAATGGCATTAGATTAACATCTTCAGCGTATACTATAAGTGATGTTTCTAACACTATATTATTTTATTCGCCGCCGACATTGGGTTCTGTTGTTGCAGTAACATCATATAACTTACCTGAACGTCAGTATTTTAATACACAGTATAACATTACAGGATCACCTGGTTCTGAGTTATTGTCAGTAGTAGTAACTAATACCACAGCTAGTATAGTAACATATGATAGTGTATTGACTGCTGGTAGTTTTGTAGCAGGAAATCAGTATGTAATTAAATCCATTGGTACTACATCTTGGACAAGTTTAGGTACTACATCAGTAACTGCCGGTAGTTTTGTAGCAGGAACGCAATATATTGTAAATTCAACTGGAACCACTAATTGGTCATTAATTGGTGGCGGTGGAACAGTCACTGGAAGTATTGCTAATCAAACACTAAATGGAGTACTAACTGGGGTATTAACAGTAACCAACGTACTCACCCCTTCAGTATTGTCAACCGCATTGATCGTTGGTCAAACTTATACAATACTATCATTGGGTACCACAAATTGGAATACTGTTGCAGGAACTACTGGTATAACTTATGCAGTAGGTAATATAATAACTGCACAGGCAACAGCAGCTGGTACTGGTACTGCTGCAAAAGATATATTATCAATTAATCAAGTATTGTCTGGCACAGGTGTTACCGGTGGAACAACTATTACTGGTTTCTTAACTGGATCTGGTGGTATAGGAACTTATACATTAAGTGCTACTCAAACTGTTGCAAGCACGACAATTACTGCAACTGCCGCACAAAATGTATTGTTCACTGCTACTGGAGTAGGATTAGGTACAGGAACTGCGCTTGTGGCAAGTTTTACTGCGACTGGAGTGGGTACTGGAACCGGAACAGTATATAACGGATATGATCAAAATGATTTTGATGAAGCTAATTACTGGTTGACTACTAGTGATACTAGTATACTATCAATTAATTATCCGCTAGTATTTGGTACTGTTATTTCTGGTAGCGGCATGGTAGCTGGTGTAACATATTATGTTACTTCAATATTAACTTCTACTACGTTTACAATTTCAACTACGGTCGGCGGCGATTCACCAATATTAGCTTCAGCGGCCGGAAGTATGACTGCGACTGTTAATGGTTTAACTGTTGCTAATATTACTAGTATATCTAATATTATTTCACCGGCATTAGGAACATATTATATATCAGCTACCGCAGTTGGAACAAACTATATAACATGTAGCAGCACTACTGGAATGATTGTAAATCAAGATATTGTGTTCAAAGTTCCTACATATACAGTTGGATCATTGACATTGGGAATAGATTATCAAATTAATAGTTTAGGTACAACAACTAATGCTCAATGGAATACGATTGCAGGAACATCGGGTGTAACATATTCTGTGGGTGATAACTTCACCTGCGCTAATATTGGCACAGGTTACGGCACCGGTGCTGCAATAGTTACTAGTGTAGGTGGTATTAATACTACTGGACAAGTTTACTTTGTTGATTCTGTTGTAGACTCTACACACTTTACAATTAAGGATCAAAATGGAATAGTACCTACATTATCTAACTCTACTGATAACATTGTAGCAACTATGGGAGAGAATCCTGCAATAAGAGTTACTACTGGCATTATAAACAATTTTACAGAAGGTGCATTGGTTCGTCTTGACGGTATGATTGGTTCTACTCAATTATTAAATAATGTTTATTATGTTAGAATAATTTCTAATACAGTCTTTGATTTATACACAGAACCATACAATCCGGCATTGTATGCAGTTAATTATCCTGTAACATTTGCTTCTGCATATGTATCAGGTGGATATGCTTGGTTAGATGAATTATTTACTGTTGCTGATACAGTTGCAACTACAACTACTAGTAACGGAAATAGAATTACTGTTACCAATACTGATGCGTTAGTACCCGGTACCCCTGTCTATTTTACTAAAATTGGCGCAGCAATAAATGATGACATTATGGGCGGAATAGAGGCAAAAGTTGAATATTACGTATTAGAAGTCAGACCTGAAATTACTACCGGTAATTTCATTGTTGGTAATCAATATCAAATTACTGTACCGGGCACAACTGATTTTACAACATTAGGTGCAGCCTCTAATAGTGTTGGAGTTATATTCATATGTAATTCTAGTTTACAAACTGGTACAGGACTAGCAACTGGACTACAAGAATTTACAATTACTGCGGATCGTTATCCTGATGAAGCAGAAGTATTGTTGATTGATGATACTGGAGCAATTAACGTATCACAATTTGAACAATTTAATGTAGACAGATTGTGGGTAACAGTTAACGGTTACCGTTTACCATCTTCTTCATTAAGATTAAATCCTTACAATAATTTATCAGTACTAACTACAATTAATACCGGTGATGAAGTTATTATTACTAGTATGATGCCTACAGCAACTCCAAATGAGTTAGTTTACTTATTAAATGTATCACAAAAAGGTAATGCTTCTGTGTATAGAGCAAATACTCAAACTAGAACTTGGTTAGTTGAACCTTTGAAATTTACCGATGACGTAATTTACTTAAATGATGCATCCCGAGTTACTGACAGCATAGTACAAGAAAATGTTTGTCCAGCAGTGCTGGATGGAAAATATAACATTGGCCTAGTGTCTAATAAGAATGCAATATGTCACGTAACGGTGTACAATAATACAACCGGTGTTACTGTAAATCCTGCAAATTATAAGATAGTTTTAGAAGGTGTTGGATACCCTTGGCCGTTACACCCAAATCCGTTAGTTGTCGGCGCTCCTATTTTACAAATTTCTTCTCAAGTTTCAGTTAATGATTCATTAACTATAACGTCAGTTGAGGGTAGATTGCTATACATTAACGGGGAGCAAATTGGCTTCCAAGAATGTGATTTAGAACTTAACACTGTTAGCTTATTGAGCAGGGGCACAAATGGAACCGGAGTACCAACGTACACCCCATTATATGCTGAGGTGTTTGGATTGTTGCCTAACAACAGAATGACAAATGTATTGTATGAAGAAGAATGGAACCCAATCCCAGGAATCTACAATCAGACGGAAGGAGATCCGTTACAGATTGCAGATGCTGAGGGCGCAATATTCTTAAGAACGGATATAAATTAAAGATAAATAAATATATGAACGAAAAAGCGGAAGAAAAAGAGAAAGTACAACCCGAAACCCCTAGTACAAAACCAAATGAATTGGGTGGGTTTTACTTTTCTTCCGGCGTTAAAATAACAGATCCAAACACTAAAGAAATATTAGTACAAATAAGAGGCGATAATTAATGTCAGTAATAACACTATCATACAAAATAGAAGGATTTTTGAAAATCTACGACCCCAATAATGGGGAAATATTTGTGGATAAGAAAAATGCTATTAACTACGAAAACATGTCTATAGCAATTGCTGATACATTAAGTAGTCGCGGGTACGGGGAAATATATGAAATGGCTTTTGGTAATGGTGGTGCAAGTGTGTCAGATACCGGAGTTATTACATATTTGCCCCCAAATGTAACTGGGCAAAATGCAGCACTGTACAATCAAACCTATACAAAAATTGTTGATGATACTAGCGTTTTTAACTTAGATCCTACAAGAAACAAGATGACAGTGACCCACACTACGGGCAAAGTTTATAGTGATATTTTAGTACAATGTCTATTGGATTACGGCGAGCCAGCTGGTCAGGACGCATTTGATAACAGCACCCAAACAGATAGTTCCTATGTTTTTGACGAATTGGGTTTACTTGCTAATTATGGGACAGATACCACGGGGCAGACTATTACAAGATTGCTAACTCATGTAATATTTCACCCAGTACAAAAGAGTTTAAACAGACAGATTCAGATTGATTATACAGTTAGAATTCAAAGTTTGACGAATTTAGTGACAATATAAGATAAATAACAGATATCGGAGTAATTTTAAAATGGCATATACAATTGTAAAAAGTAATGGGCAAGTGCTTACAACCATTGCTGACGGTACTATTAATACTAGTAGTACTTCATTAGCACTACCGGGCAGAAACTATGCTGGTTACGGTCAATATTTGGACACTAACTTTGTCCATGCTATAGAGAACTTTGCAAATGCAAGTCCTCCTGCTAACCCACTTGCAGGCCAATTATGGTTTAATACAAACTCTAATACTATGTATGTTTGCCCGATAGACGGGGCTTCTAGTAGTAACTGGTTAGCACTAACTTCAACAGCTAGTGGAGGAACAACTACATTCGGTGCTGTTACTGTTACTGGAAATTTATCATCAAATAATGCAGTTATTTCAAACAACATAAGTGCATCAAACATAACAGTTCAATTGGCTACCGTTCAAAATACTGCTACGATAGCAAATGCAAATATTACTACTGCTAACATTGGAACATTAAACACTACAGTTATAACAACCGGCGGTGCAACAACAGCAGGCACAATTACTGGTACTTGGACTCTCAATGGTACAGGAACTGCTAACTCTGTAGCCGGTACTGTAGTCTATATGAACTCAGGTAACATTGTAATTAACAATTCTGGTAATACATACGGTATTAAAACTGACAAGTATATGTATGCAAACGGTACTCCTATCAGTTTTGCAGGTACTTATAACAACGGAAACGTTTATGATTATCTTACTGGTTCAAATTCAGTATCACAATTTAGTGGAGTACTTGCTCCTACTAGTGTAACTACTGCAAACATTACAACAAGCGGTAACACAGTAGCTGGCTCAATTACAGGTAATTGGACATTAACTAGTGGTAGTAGATTACTAGCAACATACGCTGACTTGGCAGAACGCTTTGAAGCAGATGCTTATTATGACGCAGGTACAGTTGTTGAATTAGGCGGTGATAAAGAAATTACTAGTGTCAAGTACGAATTAAGTGAAGATATATTTGGTGTTATCTCTGATACTGCTGCTTACTTAATGAACTCTGGTGCAGGTACTGATACTACTCACCCGCCGGTCGCTATGACAGGTCGTGTTCAAGTTAAAGTTAAAGGTATAGTTAAGAAGGGTGATCGTCTAGTTAGCGCAGGTAATGGAATAGCCCGTGCAGCTACAACAGGTGAAGCAACTGCATTCAATGTTGTTGGACGAGCATTAGAAAATAAAACAACAACTAGTATTGGAACAGTTTTAGCAATTGTTACTGTTTCTAAATAAGGATAAAAAATGACATACGCACAATACGGAACAATCGCAGCAACAGATTTTAACTCACTAGTAGGCGGTAATCCAACCACAACATCCGGTACATTAAATGCAGTATGGGCGACCGGCGGAACCAATGCAGGATATGGACAAACAGCAGTAGCAAATATAGCAGCAGGTACACAAGTTGCTGCTAGTAGTCAATGGGGAGCATTAGTATCTAATACTGCAAGTGCGGCATCACATCAAGGTACTAGTATTACATCAGTATCTGTTCCTGTTGCCGGAGGCACTGTTACATATCTGTCTGCAATACCTACTAACTTAACAACAATCTATACTAGCAGATTAAATGCCGCAACGCAAGGTTCTACTACAGCCAATACCGCAACAATTGCTACTACATGGTCAGCAGCCGCAACATTTACACATACTGTAACTTTTGCAAACGGTGATGCAGCAAGATACTTTTTTAATTCTGGTGGACAGTTAAAAGTTACATGCGCTCACGCAAATTCTACAGCCGGTATTAATTTATTATTTAATAACTTGGCAAGTAACGTGGGTACAGTAGTTATGAGTGCTCAAAATTCCGGCGCAGTAACTATTTCAAGTGTATCATTTAATGGTATAACTAAAGTAGGCGGCGGCGGCAATGCACCAACCTTGCTTCCAAATAATGGTTACTATGCACTAACTACAAGTAATGCCAACGTATTTACACAGTTAGCTTCAACAGGACCATCTGGTTATCTAAGTACATTCATTCGTGTAATTGCAAAAAGTAATGGTACTCAAGGATCAAACGGTGATGCAGGTTCTGTAGTCACACTTTATACAATTTGGGATGAAGTCCCGAATGGATTAACAGTAGGTTCAGGTTCTACTACAACCGTAACTGCGGTCGCACCTGAAACGACTTATTTACCCGCTAATACATGGGGTGCTATCTCTATTACCGGAACCGTATCGGCAGCATAATTTTTTATCAATCTCGTTGTATCCATCTAAATACTCGTAGGAGTACACATGGATACAACATCATTAATTGCTGAAGCCAAAGCCCGCTTCAACCATAACTCAGCTAAAGCCTACTTAAAAGACAAATACGATAGTAAATTTATCGTAGCAGATCAAACCGGACTTTGGAGAGCCAATTTAGAAACATTAAATTTCTTAAATGCCTCTTCAGACGAATGGGTAATATTAATTGACACGTTTAATAATCCGGTACGAGTTAATAGAGTTGAATTACTAGAAAAACTTAACGGAACTTACAAAACCGTTATGGAATCATGGTATAAAGAATGGATTGAATTAGAGAAGAAAAGATGAACAGAGGGGCATTACTTTTCGCTTTCAACAGTCCAAAATATAATTACTATGACATGGCAGTAGCAACTGCTAAACGCATTAATCATTTTTTAGATATCCCTGTTACATTAGTAACAGATAGTGAATCATTGCCAGTTAAACAATCATATCAATTTGATAACATTGTTATGGCTCCTGCTGATAAGTCTAACAAAAGAGATTGGGGATTATGGTATAATAAAGGTAGATATCGTGCATATCAATTTAGTCCATACGATGAAACTATCTTACTAGATACTGATTATATGGTTAACTCAGACAAGTTATTAACAACATTTGATTTACCAACAGACTTTTGTTGCCATGATACTACTAGTTTTATTATGCATCCAGATGTATCACAAGAAGTTTTAAGCGTGTATAGTTTTAAAACACTATGGGCTACGGTAGTTACATTCAAAAAAACACAAAGAGCAAAACAAATATTTGATTCACTGGAAATGATTCAAAATAATTTTGATCACTATGCTAGTATTCATGGATTTATAGCAGCAACTTTTCGTAATGACTACGCACTAACTTTGGCTACTAGAATAGTAAACGGACATACTACTCCAATTGAAGATGTGATACCGTGGAATCTGTTGCACGTTGGTAAGAATACAAGTGTATATAAAAACAAAGATGATGAATTTAATACTGAATACACCGTGATGTTTGATAATTGGAATCGGGGTAAAATCCGCAAAGAATACATTACTATTAAAGATATGGATTTTCATGTTATGAATAAAGAAAACTTTATGGAGTTGATACATGAATAAAGGCTTTGTAATAATGGCTCAGGATACTGAGAAAACAAGTTATACTAAATGTGCGGAAACATTACGTAAAAGCATACTAAGAGTAATGCCAGATGCTAACGTAACTATCATCACAACCGAGATGTTACCTTATGGTGATTTGGCAAAAGACAGTGATTGGAAACTTATCAATGACTGGCAAGTATATGAAGCAAGCCCGTATGACTATACAATCAAATTAGAAGCAGATATGTATATTCCTAGAAACATTGATCATTGGTGGGATGTTCTCAAAGACAGAGATGTAGTAGTGTCAACTACCATTAGAAACTTTAAACAAGAAATTTCTGATGTGAGATTTTACCGAAGATTCATTGACGATAATAAGTTACCGAATGTTTACAATGCTATAACTTATTTTAAAAAATCAGAGACCTCAAAATATTTTTTTGATTTAGTTAAAGAAATTTTTACTAATTGGGAAGCATATAAAAAGATATTAAAATGTAATCCAGATGAATTAGCAACAACTGACTGGGTTTATTCTTTAGTATGTAACATCATGGGGGTAGAAAAAACTACGTTACCTACCTTTAACGAAATGAGTATGATACATATGAAACAATATATCAATGGTAATCCAACAGAAAATTGGACAGATACTTTTGTATATGAATGTTTACCTAATCAAATTAGAGTACAGACTGTACCCCAGCAGTATCCATTTCACTATCATGTGAAGAACTTTTGTGATAAAATAGTAGTATGAATGATCAAGAAGATTATGTTATTATTTGGGAAGCACCTAAGATAGAACCACCTGAATTTAGACTGTATTATGATGATACTGGAAAGGTAATATGTTACACTGGTGATAAATCAATGATCGGCAATTATATTATTATTGATGCACTAACCTTTGCAGAAGCAAGACCTGATATTAGAGTTATTGACGGTAAAATATCAAGGGCACAAACCAATGCAGTAGTATATAAATTAATGCCTGACAGTGAAGGAACTAGTTGTCATCCGGAAGATATAAGTATTATTGTAAATAGTGATACTGCAAATACAAAATGGAAATTGCATATTTATGAGTTATGAAAATATAATAGATGTAGCTGATTTAGATTGTATCTATCTAAGTTACGATGAGCCACAAAAAGAAGAATTTTGGCTTAAGATTAAAAATATGGTTCCGTGGGCTAAACGTGTAGACGGAGTTAAAGGTAGTGATGCTGCACATAAAGCGGCCGGTAACGCAAGTGATACAGAACGATTTATTCTAATTGACGGTGATAATATGCCTGAAGAAAACTTCTTCAATATGCAATTAGATTTTAATAATAAAGATCCTAAATACAAACTAGCACAATATCGTTGGAAAGCAATTAATTCTATCAACGGTTTGCGTTATGGTAATGGTGGTATGAGTAGTTGGACAAAAACTTATGTTGCTAACATGAAAACACATGAATACCAAACAGAAGGTGACATGACACGTATTGCTGATTTCTGCATGGACAGTAAAGATAACTTATACTGGGCAATGTATGACTGTTATTCAACAACGTATCCTAATTATACTCCGTTCCAAGCGTGGCGTGCTGGATTCCGTGAAGGAGTAAAAATGGTGCTTGATAAAGGTTCAAGGCCTGATATTGACACACTAAAAGAAACAGTTGCAACTAGAAATTTAAACAACTTAACTATATGGCACAACGTTGGTGCTGATGTTGAGAATGGTATGTGGGCTATATATGGAGCAAGATTAGGTACATACATGACTATGTTAACTGAATGGGATCACACTAATGTACAGTGGTTTGATAACTATATTACATTATGGGAAGAACAGGAACATAGAGATCCGGAACGTGAAGCAACACTAATGGGCGAAGTATTACATGATAAACTAGGATTGCCAATGTGTACCTTAAATAAAGAACAAAGTAAGTTTTTTAAACGGCACTACAATGCTGACAAACATAATCTAGGTCCGCTCATTACTGAGATGGATGTTATTCGCAGAATCGAAGGATGGTGATGAGTAGTGAACACAAACGAATACAAGACATAAAGATACGGATAGAAAACGAAACGACCCCCTCCTTTTGTTTGGCTAAGTGGCATCATGTAACTATGTACTTACAGTCAGGGGAAACACACAGTTGTTATCATCCTAAACCACATAAAATTCCATTAAGCGAGTTAGCCGATAATCCTTCGGCTCTACACAATACAATGCATAAGAAACTTGAGCGTAAAGAAATGCTTGAGGGTAGCAAGCCAACTGGATGTCAATACTGCTGGAATATTGAAGCAATGGGTCCTGATTACATTAGTGATAGGCACATTCGCAATGCATCTATCTTTACTGAAGAACGATACAAGCAAGCAGCCAAAGGCGCTTGGGACCAAAACATTAACCCGGAATACTTAGAGATTAACTTTGGTAATGAATGTAATTTTAAGTGTGGTTATTGTCATCCAAAGTATAGTACAAGTTTCTATAATGAAATCAAAGTCAATGGCCCTGTTACTACGGTAAAGAATCATCGGTGTGATATTGATTGGATGAAATTATATCAACGTGAAGAAGAAAATCCTTATGTTGATGCATTTTGGAAGTGGTGGCCTGAACTACGCAAGACATTAAACATTATGCGTGTTACGGGCGGAGAACCGACGATGCACACTAGCACTTGGAAGCTACTAAAAGAGATTGATAGTGATCCTATGCCTTGGTTAGAATTAAACGTCAATAGTAATTTAGGCACCAAAACAGCATTAATAGAAAAATTAAGCGACACAGTTAAACAATTGTGTGATGATGGTAAAATCAAAGCATTTAAGTTATTCACTAGTTTAGACACTTGGGGTCCTCGTGCTGAGTATATTCGTACAGGATTGGATTTAGAGTTATGGGAAAAGAATTTCCATACATACTTACAACGCACCGATAGCCCAATTACGTTTATGATTACATTTAATGTCTTTAGTGTAACTACGTTTAAAGAGTATTTGGCTAAGTTCTTAGAATGGCGTGAACGATATGGGTGGTATGCTGATACAAAGAGTCATCGTGTTCGTTTTGATACACCTTATTTGCGTGACCCAATACAGTATGATATGAATATTCTTCCCAAAGAAGAATTTATGCCCTATATGCATGATGCATTAAAGTTTATGTTAGATAACGTTGATGATAATGCTAGTAATAAGTTTACGACGGTTGAATATGAAAAATTCAAACGTGTAGTAGATTATATGGCAGAAACAGTTTATCCCAATGATAAATTAATAGAAGGACGCAGAGATTTCTACAATTGGTTTAATGAATTGGACGAACGTAGAGAGACTGATATGTTATCAATATTTCCTGAAATGTTGAACTTTTATCGTT